AATACCTTAATGTTACCGCGATAAGGGCTATCAATTACCCCTACGGAGTGAGGTATTTGAACATGTATTTTACCTTGTGAACTTCTATTGAACACTAGCCCAACGTAACCAACGGGAACTTTAATAGATACCCCTGTATCAAATAACTCCGTATCTCCGGGGTATAGTACAAAGGATTTAACCGATACTAAATCGGCACCTGCATCAGTAGAGTACGTTTTTTTAGGCTCGCATCTAGGGTCTAGAGTTTTAATCTGCACAACATTCATTTTAAATACGCTTCCATCATTTTATCAAGTGTTTTACAGTTTTCTTCACCAATAGCTTCTGCGCTATAGGTCACAAGGTCCATTAAGCGGTAGTTCAATAAAAGATTATCCGCCCCAAACTCATTAAGTGCAGTAATGTACTTATACTTGCTAGAGATAGGGAGAGCAGAAATAATATCGAAAGTCGATCCATACTCTTGAACCAATTGAAGAGCTCTTTTGGGGCCAATGCCGGGTACTCCAAGTACATTGTCGCCAGAGTCACCCATAAGGCACTTAATAGAAATATATTGATCAATAGTAAAATCATAGTGCTCTGCCCAATTCTCGAAAGTTGTTTCTTTTCTAGTCACGTAGCTGAATTGAGAAACGTGTTCGTTTATGTTTAGGGACCAGTCTCTGTCTGAGCTAACAAGCCAGATTTTAGTTACCTGGGGGTAGTATTTACGTTTTCCTGAGATATAGGAGGCAATATCGTCGGCTTCTACACCTGGGAATCTAGCTACCGGAAACTTATCTTCCTGTTCATAATCAGACAAAATACCTTGAACTTCCATAAAGAAAGCCTCAAACTCTGCCTTTTCTCCCTCAGTTTGATCAGCATATTTATCTTTACGATTTTGTTTATATGCAGGGTATATAGCTTTGCGATACGAACTAGAGCCCATATCGCCTGCAACGATAAGTTTGTCACACTTATACGATTTACGAAGACTATCTACTGTCTGCATATAGTCTTGTGCAAAGTCTACAGCTTTGGAATGTTTATATCTAAAAGCTAGATTTAAACTATCTAGAATCATAAGATTGCCAGATTCTGTTGTGTTAATTTGATTGAATGTTTTTGTCATTATGTATTATAAAGTATTTTTAGCACAAAGTCAAGCAATAAATTTAGGCTGTTCATGCTTAATGTAATCTTCTAGTGTAGCTACATAAAACGGGCAAGTATTAAAATCATTTATAAAAATGTATAGGTAATCATTACTAGGAATATCTATAAATGCTGCGAATACTTTACTACGATCATGTTTAAATAGTAGTAGGGGTTCTTTATTTACCTGTAGGCCCTGTCTGACTGCTTGCTGCCACCAAGCTAACAACTGAGGAGCTTTAGAAGTCAGAATACTACTAGTTAAATGGTCATCGGCATAGTGTTTAACTTCTATAGCAAACAAGTTCTTTTCATTAGGGACATATAAATCGCCTTTGAGCCCGTGTTTAGGGTCTAAAGCACCAGAACTAGGGACTCGCTCCCAATCCAGTCCTGTTTGTACTCTAAGACTGTCTCTTATTAGTGTTTCCGCTCTGGCCCCCTTGGCTCTAGGGTCAACTGCCATTAGACTCATTCCAACCAAATACGCTAGCTAATGCTGAATTTAATTTAGCGCACTCTTCTGGAGAAGCTTTATAGTCTTCTTTAGTTTTTAAACCGTTTTGTATCATTACGCACATACAATAAGGATCGTCTTGAGTAGGTCCAAGACACACGCATACATTAATCATATTTCAATCCTCGAAATGTTATGCTCTTTTATTATGCTTATTTTTTCTAACAGAGGGTGCTCGTAGTCATGAGCGATTAAAAAAGTATTTAAACTTTCTTCATCTAGTAGTACTTCAATAAGTCTCTCTTTACCTTCTGTATCTAAATTAGATATAGTTTCGTCTAAGATTAAAAGATTGGTACGGCTATTAGATAACGCTTGCATAAGTTTTCTAATAGCAAGAAGCGTAGATATATTAACTCTAGCGCGTTCTCCCATACTTAAAGCAGCTATATCTATATCGCGGCCATTGTCGGTAATAATTACATTAAGCTTATCTGCAGAAGCTATTTTAAACGATAGTTGAAATCGCCCGTCCGCCAAAACACCAAGATACTCATTAGTCAGAGCCTCTAAATCTTTGACTAAGCACTCAATTTTATATGCTACAATACCTGTCGTAGAAAAGGCTTTAGTAAGTATTTGTAAGGTAGTAGACTCTTTAACAAGATTAATCAGCTCTAGATTATGTATACCTAATTCACTAGTCATATCTTTTAATTGCTCAGAAATTACAGCAATTTTAGTGTTATGAGCGTCTACTAGTTTATTAGCCGCTTTTACTTTATTTATAACAGAAATAGCGTTCTTTATTTCTACTTCTAACACCGCTATCTTATTTTCAATATCTAAAGCACTTAGTAACTCTGTAGTAAGATCGGTATCAATTAAAGCATAGTACTTTTCCCAATCTGCTAATAGTAAGGTATACTCTTTAAATCTAGTATTAGCATTTTGAGCAGCGGCTATTTCATTTAATAGTTCAGATACTTCTAAATCTAACTGTGGTTTAATACCCTCGAACTTTTCAAATAACGCAAATCTAGTACTATTATCTATTGACTGATGACACGACTTACATACAGTAATAGCTGTAGTGCCTGATAATGTTTTTCCCTCCTGCTGTTTGGCGCGTAATTGTGCAAGTCTCATTTGCTTATCTACTAAGTCAACCGTAGAGGCTAATGGCGGCGTATCAGGAAGAACTATTTTATTCTGTATTGATCTATACGAGTTATTTTGAGTAATCTTTTTATTGGTAATAGCTAGTCCTGCTAGCTCTACTTTTAATTCTTTAACCCTAACTTCTTGCTTAATAGGCGGTGTAGGCTCCGATTCAAGCTCTTTTAGTTCTAAATCTTCTAATTTATACTTATTTAACCAGCTATTAATAGTTGACACTTTAGCTTGCGAAATATCTATCTGCTTATTAACACCGCTAGCTAATTCTTTAAATACCTCAGAACCTTTAGTATACTTTGTAAGGCTTAATAGTTCTATTAGAAATTTCTTTCTAGCAGTATCAGTGGCTGTAAGAAACTCAAGCGCTGAAACACTACTTTGATAAACTATTTGGCTAAACGTTTTATGGTCGTAACCAATAATCTCCGCAATCGCACTATATGTAGAAGTAGCAGTATGAGAGCTAATGTCAACGCCGCCCATAAACAACTTAACACTAGACGTACTGCTAGTACGAATAGTTTTAATTTCATACTCTACCCCGTCTTTATCAAAATCTAGCTCAATAGTATAAGATTTGCTGCTTACGTACCTATTAAGAATATCCGCTTTTTTAATCTTTTTAGAGTTAGTATTGTATAACACCTCCTCTAAGATTAGCGCAATACTAGACTTACCGTTGCCATTTTTACCTACTAGCTGTGTTAAGGGCGCGCTGTCTAATCTAATTACGTTTTTTGGCCCGTACGAAAACGCGTTTCCCCAACGTACTTCTTTAAATTTAATCATCTAGTTTATGTAAGTTATCGTTAAGAATAGCAATTGCTGCTGCAATTTCCTCAGGGCTCAGTTGAAGAATATAAGTTAAGTACTCGTCAAGCTCCTGCTGCAGACTCATTTTAGGGTCTAATATTAGAGCAGTATCAGTTTCGCGTTTCATGACTTTTTTGTCTATAAGATCAGAATCTTCAATAGACCCTAGCTGCGCAAGATCGCCCTCAATTTCATACACAGTATGATCTGGGGTTGTAGGCACCATAGGCTCACCTGCCTGTATTGTTTTACGAATAAGCTGTGGTAAGCCTAACTTTTCCCAGGTGTGAGTATGGCTGCTAGTATCAAAAATGATAATACCTGTGTCCACGGGGTTGCGGTGGAAGCTTGTAGTAACAGGAGAACCAGGATAAAGTATGTTTCTTTGCGAATTTTCATAACTATGTAAATCACCCGCTAGTACTGTTTGCCAACGTTCAAAAATGCTTAGGTCTACTTCAGGCTTTACGTGAGGTTCAATAGCTCCACGTACATGAGTAAATAGTAAGTTTGCTTGAAAGGGTGTAGGCTCCTTTTCAAACTGTTTTAACCTGTTATACGGAATTATATCAAAAATAGCTTCATCATTAACATAATGAGTATAATACTCATCAACAATCACTACTAAAGGATTAATTTTGCTTGTTACTTTCTTTAAATAGGTAAAGAAAGTGGTATCCTTTTTTAGCGATTCGTGATTACCTGGGTATACTAGAGTAGGCACTGTTAGCGCTCCTACTAAGTTGTAGTATATTTCAAGCTCTTCCATGCTGGGGACTTTATCAAAAATATCTCCACCTATAATCAACATTTCGCAGGCACTAGACTTAGCTACCAGTGCCTCAATAAGTAAATTGTACCTAATGTGCGCCCAGCTAACGGGCACATTTTTTTGCCCTAATTTAATGTGTAGGTCTGCGGTAAAGGCTATCTTCATGAAAGTATGCCTATTTCAACGCTAAGTTCCCTGAACTTTAGAAACCTATCTAACTTTAAGCCCAGCCCATAATCAGAAGTTTCCAATTCTAGCCCCATATTTTCTTCTAGAAGTTGAACGGCTACCGTTAAATCTCCTAGCTCGGAGCGTAGCTTATCTAAATTACTTTCTTGAGTACTGGGGTTTGTGCTATACATACCAAATCGGAGTATTTTGCTACATGCTTCTTGAACTTCGGCGCACTCTTCTATGACTTTAATTAAATTATATTCTTGGTTGTTCATAATCTTACGTAGTGCAAAAAGCCCTCTAAGCTTTTTATTTCTTAGAGGGCTCTTTTATTAGTTTGTTAGCTCGTTAACAGATTCTTGGTCTGTGCCAGCATCTGCTGGAGTATCTGCTGATTCACCTTTGGTCATGCGCTCTAGCAGGGCTTTAACTTCAACGGGAGTTTGACGTACAAACTTAGCGTCAATGGTCAAGGAGTCAGCAATTGCTTGACGCTCTGCATCATTAAGAGCACGCTTTTTAAGTTTCAACTGTGACAGTGTGTACTCAACATTAAAAGCCAGCGGGCCGGTTTTAGTGCGCTTGAATACAATATCGAAACCGTCATCGGAATCTGTAGGGTCAAGGCCTAGGTCGCTTGCTGCGGAACAAACTTGCTCAAACAGTTTCTTTTTCAGGTTCAACACAATTGCTTTAGGAGCGCCATCTACGTTAACTAAGCAGTTAACAGAGTAGCTCCACGAGCACTTAGCTTCTGGAAAGTAGTCTTGAACGTGATCTACTTCTGCGTTATTGAATTTTTCGGCTTCTCGGTCAAAAGCCAAACACTCAACAGGGATATCTTTGTTATTTGTACCTTTTAGCCAGTATACGTAGCGAGGTAGAATACCTCCGAACATGCGAACAGTGTTTTCGCCGTCTTTATAGGTATAAGACTCGTGCGAATTTTTAACTGCTTTGCCATTTGTATCTTTAAAATTTAGTGCCATTTTTTTATTTACTCGTATTTAAATTGAACTTCAGTGGGTGTTATTGTTAGTAACGGGTTGTGTCGTATAGCCCCAATATTTAAATCAGGAAAGAACGATGTTTGTAATGACTTATACCCGTATTGTTTATACAGATTGTAGTCTCTTCTAGCAGCTAATTTAACGTATTGCAGCTTGAAAAGTATATCAGTAGACTTATCTTTGAACAAGTCTAGGGGGTTAATTAAAAACGAATTGCCGTGTAAAGATACTTTAGATGGCTGTAGACGTCTGTATTTAGTAGGTAGTTGTTTTGAGTAGTGAAACTCTAACATTGACATAAACTTATCTGAAGCGTTACATGATTGTTCCTCTAACTTAGTTAGGTCAAAAAATATGGTCATAATGGCCTTTTCAAACTCTATTATAACATAATTGCTACGCACAGACAAGTCTAAATTTTTATATGTTAATTTATGTCTATTACTATTTTTTTGGTAACGGTAATTGGTTCAGCTTTGTATGCTTGATACTTAGGCATACTATATCCAGTTTCCAGCCTTTCTACAGCCTCCACAAACTTTTCGTAATTTGTATAGCTAGTAGCTTTGGACACTTTTTCGGTGTGTGCAGGATAACCGTGTCCGGGATTTGTGCGACTACGTTCATCTCCTTCATGATAAATGGTATCTTCTTGAATAATTACCCACATATTATGCTTTCTGTTCTAGGGCGTTTTCTACTAACCTAAGTGCAGCTTTTAGAGAAATTTGCTGAGCTAAAAGTTGTTTACGCTCTTTGCCGGAGTCTCGTGTAATTTTCTTAGGTGCAGAAGACAGCATAATTGTCCCTCCAACACCCCAAGACCAGAAATCGGGCATAGCTACTGCATAGTTAATAACGTCTTCTAGCTTACCCTCTACCATACCTAGGTCAGGTTTGTAATGCGCACCACCCATATCGCAGTTAGGGTCTTCCCCTTTAATCAGCCAAAATCCGGTAGTATTAAGACCGTGTTGTTTTATTAGAGTCCTACCACTGTATGTTAGTAGGTACCTGCTATAATTGTCAGTCATTGTATAAGCCTTTTGTTAAGTATTAATTATACAATAGTTTAACCTTAGGGTCAAGTTAGCTTTTTACAGCCTCTTTTAAAGCCTTACCCGCATCGTCTAGTAATCCGCTAGTGCGACTAAACACCTCCGTATTACTACTCGAATCAAAAGGTATAGATACAATATCCGCTACTAGCGCAACAGGAGTTACTACTACGGCTACTGTAGCTTTTAATAAATTTTCTAATAGTCCAAACATTATAGGCCTAACTCTGTGTATAATACTTCAAAATATTCTGCTCCACGACTACCATAATCTGTGAAGGGTTGTCCGTTTTCATCTAGTAGTTCGTCAAATTCTTCTGGTGTTTCCGCAAATTTACGAACCCACTCATTAAGAATAATAGCTACCTCTGCTTTAGTAAACGTCATTTATTTCTTTCATACGTTAATTATTTCCCACCCTTTACGAAGGTAAAAAGAGTGCCTAACTTTATTTTGTGCTCTATCTGCAGGGCCACTAAAGTTTATATCAATTACTACAGGTTCTAGTTTATCAGGATGTTCTCGCTGAATTCTACCAATAAGCTGCTCTAAAAGTATATCGTTAGCAATAGGTTCTGCTAAGATAATACAGCTAAGAATGTTTATGGAAATACCTTCTGAAAAGATTTGGCGGGAACCAGCAATGCTGCTCTTTTCACCGTCTTCAACTTGTCGTTTGAGCTCTGTACGTTCTTCAAAGCTCGTCCCCCCAGTAATACACACACAGTCTTCACCAATTAGTTCCTTTACTTGTTGTAAAAATTCTACTCTGCTTGCTACTATAAGTACTTTATAGCCTTTTGCTATTTGCGTTTGTGCTATACCTGCAACTAGGTGCTGGAAATTAGGGTCGTATAAAAGGTTATTAATCTTTATAGCCCAAGGGTCGCCGTGGGATAATGAGATTCCTGGCTTTATTATCTTAATACTAGGAGTCATTGTTCCTGCTTGAGCAGGCTGATACAGCTTAGGGCCAAAGAAGTCCTTAAACAATATATGCCTACCATCTTTACGCTTAATAGTACCCGAAAGACCTATTTTATACTTAGCATACATACCATCAATAAAATCAGTAAAGGTTGTAGCGGGGCAGTGATGCGCTTCATCAACTATTACTGTGCCAAACTCTTTAGCTATCTTAGGTACTAGTTTAGTTAAAGTTTGTATGTTACCTACTACAATAGAGTGGTCAATATCAAAAACGCCGCTACCAATAACGCCTACAGGCATATTAAACAACGTTTCAACGTCTTTAATCCACTGGTCCCTAAGCATGGTATTATGACAAACTATAAGAGTTTTCTGACCTAGTTTACTAGCAATATGTAGTGCTGTAAATGTTTTACCCCAGCCAACTAGTGCGTTTATAAAACAGGAGCCAGTTACATCATCATAAACTAGCTGCTGACCTTCTCGCAAAGGCAGCAGGGGTTTAGGAAAAGGCAGTTCATGCTGTATACGTTTGTCTATGATTTCATAACCTGCGGGAATTAAGTCTTCTCTACCCACTGGAATAGATATATTACCTCTAGGAAGCATTTTGTAGTTTTTGATAATGTCAAACATACCAAAAGAAATGCCAGGCCTAGCAGGTTTCTTAATTTTATAAGTTAAAGCAGCTGTAATAGATTTAAGTATTTCTGGAGTAGTGTCTAAGTATATCTTATTACTAATTATTGCTTTGATGTTGATCTCCTACTAAGTAGACAAATACTTTAAGTTTTTTAGCTTTAGCTACCGTAATCATGTTAGCAGTACCCTTACTTTCGCCATCCCAAAGAGCTACTAAAGCATCTGCGTTTTCTGCCATTTGCGCATTACGCACAAAACCTGCTTTACGCCCATAGGTACTCCACTCAGCTAAGAACTCCTCTACAGGTATATTATTAGATTTTCCCCATTGCTTGCCAAGCTCATCAGCGCCTTTAGCCCCTCCACAGATAACTGTGCTTATGTGCCCTGCGTACTCCTTTAGTGCGGCTTCCAACACCTTAGGGTCAGTAATTTCTCGCCCACCTGCAATAATTGTTCTCATAATGTATTTTTATAAGCTATATAAGCTTTGTAGTCTGCTGACTCTTTTGTAAGCGTAGCTAGGCTAACAGTAGCGCGGCTTACTTCTGCTTGGGCCTCTGCCCTTTCTTCGTCTAAAAGTTCCAAAGTAGTCGTTGCGCGTTTAAGGTTATGCCTTGCATGCTCAACATTTCTATCCAATAATTCTTCTATCACACTAATCTCCAGGTGTCTTCAGGTTTTTCTTCATAAAATCCATATAAGATTAAGGATTTTCCAAAGTGTAATAAGCCAACATATTTTTGATAAGGGCTTGGACTATATAGGCTTTTAAATCTAGTAATAATGCCTTTGGCTTCTATTATAGATCCACCTGTGTTTATAGGAATATTCTTACTGATCTCATAAAATTGGAGCTTGGCGCGTGTGCTTTTTTCGTAGTTAAACATCTTTCCTGCTGAGTCAATAAACCAAGTATTAGGTGTAGCTAGTTTTATTAAATCACCAAGAAAAAATATAGCTTGCCCAATTTTAGCAAGTTTAGCACCTTGCGTTATTAAATAAAGTCTACGCAATGCTAAACTTTGCTGAGGTAAATTGATATCATCAAAAATACGCAAAGAAGCTATAGTACCTTCTTCTGTATCTTTTTCGTAATAGTGGAATATAACCCCCGAGTCTGTTTGAGGTTTATTCACACCAATACGAAATATAGGATAAGATATAGTATTTAAACTAGTACTATGCATCTTTTTCAGTTAAGCTAAGAATACCGTTTTCTAGCTTGTAGTAGTCTTCAAAATCACCAAAAGCGTAATCTTGACCAATGTCCTGGTCTACTCCGATTGGGGAACCGGGAATAGAGCATCCACGATCTTTCTGGGTATTTTTACGCAAAATAGCACAGTACTCCTCTACATTTTCATCTTTTACTACAGCTACAATAGAGTCGTGCACAAGCATAAATATTTCTGCATCTAGCTTTTTCTCTTTTATCTCATTAGCTGTATCAATAGCGGCTAATAGATTTACATCGCTGGCGATTGATTGTATTTCTGCGTTGATACCGCTTCGTACCTCATGGGCAGCGATGCCTTTATCCGTTGAGAAGACGTTAATAAGGCGACGCTTACGGCCAAAGAAACTGTAAGTATACCCGTTAGCTTCAATAAACTCTTTGCGAGATTTAAGCCAGGATTTAAGTTTGTTGAATTTTTCAAAATATGCCTTAATATCTTCTCTTGCCCTGTCTACTCCATAATATTCACCTGTAGCTTTACTTACGGTGTCAGATACTTTTTGCGGACCAGAGCCATATAAAATTCCGAATGAAATAGCTTTAGCTGATTGTCTCATTGAGCCAAACATCTTTTTTACATCTGCTACATCACATACCAAATCAAATACCATTTTAGCAATAGTACTGTGAAAGTCGCCCCCACTAGAGAACACTTTCTGAAGATTTTTGTCTGCTGATAGTACAGCAGCATAGTACATTTCAGCAGTGGTCAAATCTTGCGATACAATCTTATATCCCGGAGGAGCGACGATGCAACCTTTAATAATTGGATTGTCCCGCGGAATTTGCTGAGCGTTAAATTTACCGCTACTAGACAACCTTCCACTAGTGGTAAAAATAAGATTGAAGTTTGTACGAATTCGCCCATCTTTATCTAACTCCGGTAAAATTTTACTAATGTATGTGCTTTTGATCTTACCTAGCTGTCTTACTTTAAGAATAGCAGCAGGTAGCGGATGTTGTTCTGATAATTCTTTTAGCACCTCAGCATCTGTAGAGATAGCTCCAGTAGCAGTTAGTTTGCCCTGAACAGGGCTAAGCTTTACGTAGTCGAACAATACTTTACGGAGTTGCTGCACTGAATTAGGGTTAAAAATTACACCCGTATCTGCTTCAAACTGCTTAACAGCATCAAATGTGTAAATCTCTTGCTTGGCTTCTAAAATCCATTTATCTAAGTACACTTCAGCCTGCGTCATACGTTCACGGCTAATAGGAATGCCTACTTCTTCCATGTCCATTAAGAACAGTGTGCCGGGAATCATTAGTGTGTTGTAGACATTAAGAATCTTAGCATTTTTCTGAATTAAGGGCCAGAACTTGTGGAACAGATCGAATGTAACAGCAGTATCAATAGCGGCATACTTACTAATAATATCGAAAGGAATAAGGTCGTAAGTAAAACTATCTGTAGATAGTCCCGTCTTTGCGCAATAAGCCTTTTTAAAGTCATCCAATTCAGCATCATAATCACCATAATCAGTATACTTAAGTGCTAGCGCTTTTAAGCCGTGACTGTCATTTTCATCTAAACAGTAGTGCATACACATTGTGTCATGTACTCTGCTACGATTAAAACGAAGTCCTAGATGATACTCTATCATCTTAATATCAAACTTCATGTTATGAAATACGGCAGAGTGGCTGCTGATAATATCTCTTAGCACTACCATGCACTCTTCGTCTAAACAATCTGTTGAAATATAAGCGCCATGTTTAGACTTATAAGACATAGAAAGACCTAGAACATATCCGTCTCTAGGGTATAGGCAGGTTGTCTCTGTATCCCATGTTACATAACCTTCGGCATTAGCTAACACTTCTTTTAGAAACTTTAAGGCTTTCTCGCTATTAGCTATACCTAAGTACTCGCCAGATTCTTTTAGTGGTTTAATGTCGCCAGAAACGTACTTATGAATGCGGTCTACTGCGCGTTTAAAGGCTTCTTTGCCTTCAGGCTTAAAGTGAAGGATTCCTGGGTTGCTAATACAGATAAACTTATCGTGCATTAGCTGACCTGCGTAATTAGTAACAGAACTAATTTTTGCATACTCTTTAGCTGCTTCTGAGCCAACAAGAATAACGTATGTATACTCGTCTAGGTCTACAACTAGATCAACGTCTTTTTTCAACAGCTTAGGGACGGGCACGCTGGACATATGAAACAACTCAAAGTCAAACTTAAAGTGGTCAGCATAGTTATTTCTACTTGGGGCTTTATCTATTATAGCTATTTTCATTACTTTGTATATTCTGTTAAAGACTCAACGTTTTCAGTATCTAAGTCACCCGGGTCAGTACCATCAGGTAAATTGATAATTTCTACTATAAAGTCTGCTTCTTCTAGTAAAGGCTTAATCTTTTTTGCTGCTTCTCTACCTGCATCATCGCCGTCGTAAAGTATAAATATTCTTTCGATACCCATAACTTTATAACTAAGCATTTTCTGCTGTATATCACCAGTTAACTTTTGTGTACCGAAGGTACATACTACGTTACGGAGACCTTTATCGTAACAATTAAGCATATCGAATATGCCCTCTACTAGTACTATGCTGCTGTATCTTTCCTCAAACCTTACTGGAAATAGCGGTATTGTTACTCCTGGCGGGTAGTTAACGTACCTAGGATTTCCATTAGACAACATATGTCTACCTACATAACACACAGTTTTATTACGTACATCAGTGATAGGGAACACTATACGGTCTGTCATTTGGTCTACTTGATCAGTTTGGAAAGCCCCAAACTGCTTAAGTGTTTTTGCACTAATATTTCTAAAAGGTAATGTAGCTAGAACACTGCCTTCCATAGGAAGTAGCCCGTTTGTACTCTCATTCAAAGCTTTTAATTTTTCTTTTAGCTTTGCGATTCTAATGGACACATTATTAGTTAATAGCCCATAAAACTTAAATATGTTGGCTTTATACCCACAAGAAAAGCAGTGGCTTATACCGGTAACTCTATCAATTCTAAAGCTAGGCGTATTGTCTGAGTGATCTGGATTAAAACAGTGAGTTACGTAGTCTTTTCCTGAAATAGAGAAGGCAATGCCTTTTTCTTTTAATAGGTCTAGGACGGGGTCGCTCATTAACTATCTCCATTAAAATCTTTACTAGCCTTCCACCCTTGCTGAAAGGCTAGTAGCCTTTCCCATACTCCCGGCTCAGACCACGTGCCTTGTTCGTCTCTAGATAGGTTAGCATTATCAGGCAGCATCCAGAATTCAAAGCTTACAAAAGCTAGCTCAGCTTCTTTTAAACCGCTAGGGTGCGTTTCTAGGCGTCCCACGGTAAATCTCCTGCAGGCTCGCCTGTGTCTTTACTACCTGCACGTTTCATCGTATCTTTCTTAGGTTTTTCAACCACAACCGGTTTTTCAATAGATTGTGGGCTAATACGCAGAGTATCCCAATCCATAGGACTGGTAAACTTCATTTCTTTTGCTCCGCGAATTTTAGTAGTCTCCATACTAATAGCATTATCTTCTTTAGTATGGGCCTCCATTAGCACCGCAATATCCGCGGCATCTAGGATACCTTTAGCAAAACGGGTTTCTCCTTTATCGTCAATTTGATACGGAGATACTAAAACAATGTCGTGCTTACGTGCTAGCTCTTTTAGCTTTTTACTAATAACAATCTGAGGCTTCCAATCAAACTGATCAGAGCCGCCTTCTACTACAATTTGATTCAAGTAATCCACAATACCTAACGTAAATTTATCACCAAAGCGAGCTTTAACTTTACCTAAATGTAAGTCTAGGGCGGTAAGAGACAGCGCCCTGTCGTCTACAATAATCATTTGAGCATCTTGTAGAACACAATTGTTAACTACATTTTCCTCGAACTTATACTGATCTTTAGTTTTAACAAATTCTTGTACATACTCGTCGGCGTCTACAAACATAGCTGCACGAGACTTAACAACCTTTAACATCTCATCGTCTGTTAACTTGTTGTTCTTTAGGTTCATGTGATTTACATTAGCTAAAATACTCATGTTTCTTTGTAAGGTTTCATGAGCAATCATTTCAATAGTGAAATACACACTAGTATTACCCATTTCATACTGATTAATCATCAGATTACTACAAGTAATAGATTTACCGGAACCACGTTTTCCGCCTATTAGGATAAGCTCTTGTCTAGCTACTCCACCTAATACGGAATCAAACGTATTATTAAGTCCAAGATGTACTCTGTTTTTAGCTAACTCTTCTGGCCGTACAAAGACCATAATCTCATTCATTGCAAAGACACCTTCTGTTTTTAGCGTCTTTTCATCTAAGGTTAGTACTATACTCGCTAGGCTTTCTTTTACCTCAGTGCTATCATATAGTGGAAGTTTATCAATAAACTTATCCAATAGTATAATACACTGGTTTTGGGTATACTGATCAATTAAGGCGTCTAGGGCGACTTCGGCGCTAATGTCAGTTTCATCAATAAGTCGAAGGGTGGCTAAAGTTTTTTGAGCAATACCCTCCCTTGCTAATATCTCTAAGTCAGGGAACGAGGGTATAGTGCTATACTTATCATAATACTTAGTAATTAAAGTATATATTGAAGAATACGCAGGGTCAAGAAACGCTAATTTTAATTTAGCCCATACTTCGATATTGCGCTCTACTAAAAGTTTATTAATTACTATTGCGCTAATATCCATCGGTTATCTCTCTTTTGTCAGCCAGGATATGAATCTGCACGGCCACCATGTGTGCTCGTACTTAGGGGCAGTTAATACTCCACAAAAATCACAAATGTGCTCGGTATTAGGGGGTGTTGGTACAGGATAGTGTTTATATTTCATTATACAGCTACTCGACTTTCATTATCAATAATAACTTGGTCTAGAATTTCACCCATTTTATAAAGTGTTTCATTCCGTAGTTTTTGCAAGCTGGCTTGATAGCCAAACTTGTCATCGTATAGAAGACTTAATTGTTCATGCGTAACAATTTGCTGCAAAGCGAAGTATACAAGATCATGCGCCTTTGTAGACTCAGGCATGATCTCAACTTTAGCTGCTTTGCCATAATTGTGCTCTGCTTGTTTTACAACCTCTTCAGCCGTAAAAGCATCGTTATCGTGATAAGTTATAGTAACTTTCATAATTTTTGGGCCGATCTATTTGGACAAGCTTCACACGGCTGATGTAGTTGTGTCATTGAGCATTCACTACAGCTTAGGGTCCATATTTTAATTATTTTCATAGTATAAACAGAAATAGGCCGGGAGCTATAAGTAACTCCCGGCCTATTAGTTAACCAGTTAGATTAAGCGGCTTTTGCTTCTGCCTTGGCTTTTTTAGCTTGACCGTCATAGTCCGCAACCTTGATGCCACGACGTGTCAGCAGGGTTTTCAGACCACGTTCTGTTTTATCAACAGCGAGAGCAATTTCAGCAACAGTCATAGTTGCAATTGCATCACCCAAGTCAGTCACAGGGTCTGTCACGTTCTTTGCGTGACTATCTTTCTGTGTAGGAATTTTGTCAATCTGACCTTTACGGGTCAGCGACAGTGCTTTACCACGAACACTAGCAATGCTCTTGCCGAGCGTTACAGCGATTTCTTCAATGAACTTGCCTGCTTGAGACATTTTCACGAACACATCTTCTTCTTCAAGAGTGTAGATGCGGGCGGCTTCCACTTTTTCAGCAGCTTTTACGCTACCTGTCAGTTCCATTGCAAGTAGCTTGCCCTGGATTTGCTTAGCTGAGAATGTACCACTCTCAAACTGTTCTGCGATATCTTTGTAAGTAAGATTGCCTGCGTTAGCAGCAACAAACTTACCAAGAGCGTCACCTTGTTCAGGAGTGAAAGCAGAGATTTTTTCTTTTGCCATCGAAGCAACTTCACGGTCCAGTTGACGCAACTTAGATGCAACGGAACGTTCTGTAACGCCCAGTGTAGTAGCTGCTTGTTCAACCGACTCGACGCTAACAGGAGAGGAGCTTCCTACGATCGATAGGAGTTGCGCTACAGTTTCGTCAGACCATTTTTTAGCTTTAGATTCAGTCATTAATTTTTTCTTTCAGTAGATCATTTAGATCAGTTATAATAATAATACCGTATTGCACGGCTTTTTCCCGTTTACTAGACATTTTGCCTTCTTCGTCTACTAGATAATCTGTGGTTTTAGTCACAGAGTCTACTAAAATGAAGCCTGCCGCTGAGAGGGAAGATTCAGCATCAGCTTTCTTCTTAAAGGACTTTAATTTACCTGTAATACAAACACGTTTAGCGTTTATATTAACTGGTGGCTTACCTGAACTTTTGAAACTAAATGGCAGGAACTCTACCATTTCTAGATACTCTGTGCTAAGCCAGTTCAACAGATTAGCGGTAACTTTTTCTCCAAGACCTGCCAGTTTGCAAGTCTCTTGAGTGATTTCCTCAATTGAAGAAACTGTATTAGCAATTTTGGTTGCTGCGGTTCCTCCAACTAAGGGTATAGAAAACGAAGCGAGTACGGTAGCTAAATCAGCACCCTTGGCCCGCTCAATTTCGTCTAATAGTTTGTCAGCTGTTTTAGCTCCTAAGGCTTCTACAACTACGTCTCTTTCGAGATAAAACAATTCAGTAATGTCACTTAAATTAAGTTTCTCAATAGTTTTAGGGCCGAAGCCTTTAATTTGTAACACTTTGCAAAAGTTTTCCAGCTTTTTGTTAAGCTGAGCAGTACACGCGGTGTTCCTACAAAATAACTGATCGTTAACAAAAACGAGCAGGTACTCACAACAAGGACAGGTAGTAGGAATCTCGATCTTTTGCATAGTTTGTTTTGGTTTATGTATTAATTATAACCCAAAAGGGCTAGGAGCACAAGTCTAAATTTCTATTGCTTAAGCATCAACTTTGTGTGTAATGCAGGGGATTATTTCGCCACCTAAAATCACACCTACTGTATCACCTATACATAGCCCCAGCATTTCAATAAATCCGGGATTATTTAATGTAGCACGAGAAACTAGTTTATCGCCAATCATAATGGGCTTTAGTATAGCTACAGGCGTAACTTTACCTGTTTTACCTACACCCCATTCCACTGAAATGATTTGTGTCTCTACCGCTTCCTGGCGTTCTTTCTTAGCATACGCGCCGCGAGGATGCTTAGATGTGTAACCCAGCTCTTCAAACTGTCTATTATTGTCAACACGAAATACGACACCATCACAAGGATAGATATTATGAAGGTCGTTATCGAATATAGTATCAAACCCAAGCGCTTTAAGGCTTTTAATATCATGGCTATAAGTTTCCTCTTGAAAGGGGTATACGCCATACGCAAAAAAGCTGACGGCACGGGTACAAAATTCTGCCGTATCTTTAAGATTTAAGGCCCCGCTAGCATAGTTGCGGCTATTAGGAATCTCTTTAGAAGCTACAATTTCTCCAATAACTTGAAAAACACCTAGTCTGGCTACTGTAAGAGGTACCAATGTTTTTCTAGCAATGACCTTATCGGTAATGTTATTGCCTTCAATACCATCACCTCGTTGCAATGCTTGCACTAGTTGACCAGCAATATACAGTAAGCTCAGTGCGGCACCGTCTAGTTTAGGAGTGCAGACTTTATTAGCTACATTAGCAAGAGGGGCAGTACCTTCGTCTTCGTAGTACTTTTGAAGGCTGTACATGGGGTAGTAGTGCTTACACAAATTTTCATGTTGCTTAGCACCTACTTTAGCATACCCAATGGATTCAGCCAAACGGTCAAACAACTCATCACTAATAATGGGTGTGCCGGAATAGTACTGAATTGACGCTTCGTCTAGGTAGGCTTTTATTTTGTTCATAGACTATATTATACAGGATTAGGCAAATTAGTTCAACTGCGAATTTTTTGAGGCTTCTATAAACTCACTAAAATGTTTTGCTACTATTTGAGAAGCTTCTTCTTTAGAAACAATTTCCATTAGCCCATCAAGCAAGCTAAGAATATTACTAATAGAGGCTTCCATTGATATACCTTCGCGCGAAGCTTGGTAATCTCCTTCATAAGTCTGAAAGTATTTACGGATATGCACATACTGCTTTCCGCGAAATTCGTTAACTACCAGTCGTAGCTGGTAGTACTTATCTTCGTTATCATAGATAAGTTTTTCATACAGTTCGGGTTCTTCTGTCATATTTCGTACATTTGTGTTTCTAGTTCAGACAGCTTATCAGAAGCTTCAGTGTATTTACGCTCCCACAGAAGTTTTTGGATTTCACGTAAAGGGGCTCTAAATTCCCCAAATACTGCTTCATTAACAGATTGTTTAACCTGTTTAACTGCATACTTTAAGTCAGAGGCTTTATGCACAACTACGTTAGCTCCAAAAGTAGCTTTGATTCTATACTCTTGTGCATGAGTTATATCTGTGTACTCTTGTTTTATATCGCAAAAATCGCTTAAAGGTTTTAAGCTACTGTAGGCTGTACTGTTAGGTATACTATATAGTTTACCAGTAGGTACAGCTTCCATTAATTCTAATAATTTACTCATTTATTGTCTCGTATACATGTTTAGGGTACCTGTATGCTAGTACCGCTTCCGCTTTACAAATACCGCATGCATGAGGATACTTAGGTGGATTACTCATTAGGACTATTCCCGTTGGTATCATAGTTCCCAACTTACACAAATCACAAGTATATGTAACTATATACGTTTCTATTTTTTGCTTTTTTTCACTCATTAAGGGTGCGTTCCATAAATTAATAGGCCCAAAAGTTAGCTCTGGCCACATTAAGCTGATGTATATTTATTCACGCTTATCTCCACGTTTGCGCATCAGCTATTTCTTGCTGAGTAAAAGCCCCGCCCATACGATCAGGGTTAGTAACCCAACTATTATCATCAATCTGTTTTTGAAGGCTACTTATTTTATCTTGTAGCTCTTGCAGAGTTTTAGACTCATTTTTTAACAAGTAATTATAAGCAGCCATCCACCCAAGTCTAGCACAATTTGCAGGACTTGTAGGATAATTATATTTTATGTTCATTTCTTCCAAAGCTGCTACAGCTTCTGGAGAGGTTGCTACAGGTAGTTTCATACTCTAACTCCCAACTCACGCAAGTGTTGGAGGCTAGCAAGCTCAGTAGCTTCTTGATACGCATTTTGCTTCCATTTATCGGAAATAAGCCAAATACGATACACGTATCCATGCTTAGGGGAAAGTTGCTCTGTATCTACCCTAGCTAACGAATCGTATCTAGCACTGTAAACGATTTCACCAATAGGGAATCTGACACGCATAGCCCCATCTGGAATTAGTTCTGGGCGGAAGTAGTCGTGAGCGCCCGCGCGAATTGGCACATCGTATTTTTCCAAAATTGTTTTTACAAAGACAGCGCTGCGGTAAATAGATTTGCTAATCGAATCAACGGTATTGCCGTCTAAATACTCACCAATAACAAAAACTAGTTCGTCTTTGGTTGCCGGCTTGCCGCGAAGAGCTTCACGTCGTTGGAGATTGCGCGCCTTATTTTCTTTGTATTTTTCAATAAGTGAGGCCAAGCGCGTTACATTATAGGCTATGCCAAGGATTGCACACGCATCCTTTTTAGTCATAGCTTTGCCCTCTAGAGGCTCAAGTCCGCTAATCACGCGCTCAAAATGGGCCTCATCAAGTCGTTCACTGTCATTTTTAGCACGTGTTGCCATACTATTTCTTTCTTTAAAAGATAATTATATCAAAGATTCAACTTAGGGTCAAATCATTAATTAATAGGCTTACCAAACCAGCGGTAAACACCAAACCACTCCCAATCAGTATGACTTTTACGCCATAGCTGATGAGTTCTACTGTGCTTAATAGCAAAATAAGGGGCGTGAGGTCCCCACTGCCAATGGTATTCACCAAATCTAATATTAAAGTACAATGCGGTCATGTTTTAAGTATTTCTGTAGTTCAACGAATCCGCCAACGTGTTTATCGCCTACAAATATTTGAGGCACAGAACGAGCACTGGGAACTTTAGCTTTTAGGTGAGTAAGCGGAACATATTGTTTACCTTGTTCTTGTTTCTGACCTACATTAAGAATTAACTCAACGTATTCCAGCCCTTTAGACTTAATCAAGTCTTTAGCTTGTTCACAGAAGGTGCAATTAGGTTGCGAGTAAATAGTAAAAAGCATAATTATTTGGGGGGTTGGCGCAGGTTAAAAAGTTTGCTGATAAAAGAGGGTCGCTGTGGTTTAGGGTCGTAAAAGTTACCTTTAAGGTTACACAAACCAAAGCCACTTCTTTCAGAAACACAGCTCAAATAGTGTTGTGTGCCCATTACTAAGTCTGTACTGCTATTTATTCTAGTACATTGGTACATGTATCCAGTATCGTGAAAATGTTTACAGTTTTTACATAATACTGTCATACTGCTCTTCTTCCATAAGTTAGTGTAATATCCATATTAGTGTCTGGCAAAAACTCTTTCCAGATATTGAGCCATGGACCTCTAAAAGATATGGCCCATGTAGTATTTGCAATACCCTCTACTTTATGAAACCGTTCTCTAGGTGTATAAATTGGAGTTAGAGAGGGTGTATACGAACATTGAATAGGTTCCCCAGAATTTCTAACTAGTTCTAGCAGCTTGCCCTTTAGGAGCCAGGATACTGCATTAAATGCATGCGTATGGTATGCCTCTCTGCTACCTTTGTCAAAACGTAGCAGTACAATGGAGAAAAACATCTTAGATTCTATTAGCCAGTAACCTGTGACCTTAGATGCCGGTCCACCATCTTTTGCTTTAAAACATATTTTCATAGTTTACTTCTTAAACGGAAAAAGGCAGCCGAAGCTGCCTTTTTAAGGGTTAGGCCGCAAGAACCTTGGTAAAGTAAGCTGCCGCTTTTCCGGTTAGCTTATCAAGAACTTCGTCGTCAACCTCAGCGCCTTTGGCCTCGATGGCATCACGCAGCTCTTTGATTTGTGACTCTTTGCTAACACGAGGAGCTTTGTCGCCGGTTTTAGCTTTAGCAGTGCCTGAGGCAACTGCTGCGTCTTTTTTAACGTAGTCGCCGCTTTGCACAAGAATCATACGAACGCCATTAGCTGACTGTTCCATTTCTTCTGCAATTTCTTTAACTAGCTCAGTTGAGTTCTCAGCGGTTGGGGAACCTGCCAAGTACTTTTCAATCACCAGTTTCTTTTGTTCGTCAGTCCAAGCCATTGTTTATCCTAGTTGTGTTGTTTAAAGATTAATTATACGCTATTCTTGAATCAAATTCAAGTGAATATTATTGGTACTACATAGCAGAGTTGAACTGCTCTTAATGGCTTGAAAAGCCACTGTCCTAACCGATAGACGAATGTAGTGTAGATATTATGGATTGAACCATATATTAGTACTATCACGGAATCGAACCGTAAGTTGCTGCGCATCCGTGATAATACTAATATATGGTGCCCCAAGAAGGAATCGAACCTCCGAACCCTGCTTACAAAACAGGACCTTTACCACTAAGGATATAAGGGCAAGGGCAGCTGTTTTTAAAGAACACCTGCTAGAAAACTTTTTCGGTGCCAGCCAGCGCCAGTCCACTCACCACAGCAGAAGTCTACAAGAACTCCCTGCGATGTTCCCAGGTGACGGGAACACGTCTATTAAGGACGACGTATCCTATCTGTAAGTACTATTAAAAGTAGTGGACACTACCCAATGTACCGTCGTTCAAGCATTTTATCTCCACAACAACGCAAGACACTTAGGCAGCACACGAGGCTTAATTACAAACACTCAGTTTTGATATTAGACATTTTATTAGGATCAAAACGACGATAGTCATTAACTACATCAAAATCTGCTTTAATTGCCAAACACTCGTTAAGAAACCTAAGTTTAGCGTCTTCCATTTTAGCAACAAACAAAGCTTGAAGTTCGTCACTCAATGCTGAAACGTCAATGCCTTCATACATAGTATTAGGCACCGAGATTGGATAAAAGGCACGTGAAGATACTTTGTCAGCGCTTTTAGTATAGTCAAAGGTTATGAAGTTCATTATATATTGCTTTCTGTGTTTAAGTATTAATTATACAATATTTAAACACGGGCTTCAAATATAAAATTTCTACGGTTTAGGGGAAAATACCTTTATTAAGCGACTTTCTGTACACCTCGCCCATTGAAGGAATTACGCAGCTTAAGAATACTAGCGGAGCCATTAATAGGCTAATACTAAGGTAGGCTGCGTAAGTGGCCACCTTATTATCGACTTTTCCGTAGTCAGTTTCTCGCTTTTTAATTACTGGATACAGCAATTCGAACAGGGACATAACGGCGGTAGTAAGAGCAAATATAGAGTAGTAAAATAAAAAACTCATGAATTATTTAGCCTGACGAATATTAGCACGGTTCTCAAAAGAGAAAAATGCCATAGCCGCTCTAGTTTCAGGCTTCAACACTGTACGTGCTGCAACAGGGCTTTGAGCCTGTAGTGCTGCACGAACTGCTTCTACATTAGCGCTCATAATAGCGCGATCAAAACGACCACCGAATAGTTTAAACAATTTAGCAGTAGCAATCCAACTTGCTGACCACTCTTGTGCTTTTGGGGTTTTGCGTCTGTAAACCATTCCTTTAAGAGCTAGCTTAGCTTGCTCGTTATTGGGCTGATTACGAATAGTGCGCTCTAGTTTTAGTTTACGATTAGTTTCCCAGCGACGGGTAGTCTTGTAAACTGAAGATGCTGCTACTGCTGTTTTACTTTTTGCTTTTGCCATGGTGATACCTCTATCTATATTATTTTAAACTTCTGCGTCGCGAACAAGATTACTAATTAAGATACTTTCTAGTACTCTTTTTTGGTTTGTGTAGGTAACAATACGTTGAAGAATTCTTGCTAAATGTGGTAGTTCTGATACTTCAAAAGGCACAAAAAACCCATTACACATTACATACACACACTCTTTATCGCTGTTGATAGCTGTTTGCAGTAATTCTTCTATTTGAGAGACTTTAATAATTACTGAGCGGCCTAGGGTATCGGATATAACGACTTTATCGTTAGTAAAACTAATACTGTAGTAGAAGGCAGTACCTTGCCGGCTATAGAACAACGCACTAGCGTCTAGCATTAGTAGATGCAGTTTAGGGACGGGACAGATAAGAAATTGCATGTATTACGCTTATAGTTATATTGGTAGATCGACTGGGATTCTAACCCAGGATCAACGGCTTATGAGGCCGCTGCTTTGGAACACTAAGCTATCGACCTGTAATTGGTACCCCGGGCCGGATTCGAACCGAGCAAGCCCGATAGGGCGGGAGATTTTAAGTCTCCTGTGTATACCGTTCCACCACCGGGGCAAATACGTTAGATAGTCTCGTTAAGCGCAGTAAAGGCGTTTTTAACGGCAAAAGAAATGTCTGCTTTTGCAAAGGCTCTAAGTAAGGGCAGCTGAATGGTATTGCCATTCAAGAATTTTGCAGTAGCTCCGGCGTTGCCGATTTTCTTACTAAAAGAGTCTGCATTTGAGCACACGTGCACAGCTACATCTACCATTACACCAGATTTATGTTGATTAGATTTACGGTAGGCAACCGTCATACCGCCTTTAGGGTAGTCAGGATTATAGATATGTACAATGCCAATACTATCTTCAACAACAGGCTTAACCACACTTTTAGTAGCTGGAGAAAAGTATTCTGTAGTGGAAAATAAAGGGAGCGGCCATGCGGGAGTTTTAGGAAACTCAAAAAGGTTAGGTTTCATAATAATTGTTTCGTTGTAAGATTTAATTATATCAGCTTTCAGCAGAAGCTTCAAGTCTATTTTTAATACGCAGCTTAAGTTCTTCTAGTGAAACGGGCGTATAGTCGTCTAGTTGTTCCATGCTAACACAGTAGTATCTAGGGTCAGGGGTTTTGGTACCCTCAATAGTTACTACGTTAGAGTGTAAGTGCCCGTGAACATTAATAGGCCATCGTGATAAACTATTAGGGTGAACGGGAATATGTGTAAGTACCATACCATCAAATTGATGGCTTCCACGAATGTCTTGAAAATACTTTATGTACTCATTAAGAGACTCTTTATCGTGGTTACCTTTAATAAGAACTTTATTGCCGTTTAGCTTCCCCACATTAGCAAGACCCTTTTTATTAAAAGCTACGTCGCCTAACATGTAAACTTTGTCGTTTTTACCTACTACTTGATTATGTTGAGCTATCATATGCTCATTCATTTCTTCTGTGGTTGCAAAGTCACGCAACACAGTTACGCCGTCTTCACGAAAGAATTTAATTACTCCTGCATGGGAAAAATGGTGATCACTGGCTAGAAAGATATTAGGCATATAAACTTAAATAGCCGCACATAGGCGGCTTAGGGTTGCCACATTTTGGCAAATTTAATTACGTTAGGGTATTCATCCCTAGGGCATACAACAATGCAAGATTTAGTGCCTTCTAGAGTAGTATTTTCATGTCCTAGATAAACAGCGGTAATTTCAGAAATTTTATCAAACTCTTTACGGTTGACTTTAAGAACTACTTTTTTAAAAGAATCTCTAAGCCACGTAGTATAACTAGGCAGTACATTACAGGTACTAAACTTTATATGAGCATTTAAAACACTGTGCGCTACTAGTACTGGTACCATATGTGAAGGTACTTCATCTAATACTGCAATATACATTTTACTCATTTATTACCTTTTGTACCCATTTATTTTTAGCTACTTTATCTTGCATGTAAAATAAAGCAGGGCAGCTTTTAGGCAGTTTAGATATATTTTTAGCATTTAAGTGTATATTACGCAATTCTTGCAAGATTTCCGCTTCATCAAAGTTAAATCTGATAGCTAAACTCCAACAGTTTAGGGTCAGAAAGTACACGCGGTATGCTTCAAGTTTTGATTGTTTCATTTTGTTTGGCGAGGTATGGGAGAGTCGAACTCCCGTCTACGGATAGACAATCCGCGATAATGGCCGTTATATGAATACCCCAATATGTAAATACTAACTAAAGTAAATGGTTCTATCTGCCCACTTTTACCAGCGCTAGCTATACTTCCTCACGAATGCCAAGAGTGTTAGTATTTACGTATTGGTACTCTTTCGTGGTTTTGAACCACGCCGCACGGATTTTCAGTCCGCCGCTCTACCAAATGAGCTAAAAGAGTATATTGTGTTTTAATTAGTTTGCCACTCAGGAACACCAGTCATAGTGTGCCCATCATGTTTTTCAGCGTCATAGAGCTCCCAATAGCCTTCTATGTTATCGTCTGTGGAATCATTGTCATCTTCAACAGGTTCTCCATTATCAAACTCATCATAGGAATCAGAAGGCGGGTAAATGCCATACATTTCAGCGTTACCTAAAGCACACTCATTGGCTAAACTATCAAGTGAGCTACCCGAATAATCATTCGGGACTTCAAAAAACTCCCAGGAGTCGGTTCCACCAGTGGTGGTAGTGCAGTGAATTACAATCTTTTTCATTTTATTTCCTAATTAATGTCTTAATTATGCAGAAAATCAACAAAGACTTCAAATAAGAAATTATGGTAGTTCCTCACAGTTTCGAACTGTGGACCTTCTCCGTGTAAAAGAGTTGCTCTACCCCTGAGCTAAGGAACTATGTAGCTTAGATACTTATAGTGTTTACTACGGCTGGCTGCATTTCTCCGCCGCTTAACTCAACAAAAATGTAAAGCTTACTTGGGGTAAGTTTAGCTAGACGATTACATTCTTGACGTGCCAGTGACCGCGAAGTATGCATAACTGGTGTTGAGGAAACACTAAAGCCTTGGTGTTCTGTAAAGCTACCTACAATAAAGTGCTTATTGCGGATTCCCTGAACAAGCATATCAGTGTTTAGAATTGTGGTTTTTGTTTGATTCATTATAATGCGTGCTAGCTCTTCTAGCTCGTTAATTGTATATGGTTGCATTTTTATTGGTGTGAGGTAACGGTATCGAACCGATGTTTGAAGGGTGGAAGCCTACTGTTCTACCATTGAACTAACCACACATTTATCTTCGCATGGAGGCAGCGTCAATTGCTGCCTGCTTACTAAAAATTGGTTGTAAACATGATTTATGAATAACAGAAATACCAATCATGGCATTTCCTGTATACACAGGTACTTTTTTAAGTGCTGTAGAACCACCAGGAGTTACTAAACTTGGGTGTTGACTACTCTCTCTGTGGTTTACCATTTCTGGTTGAATTGATGTAAATTTAAAAGTTTTTTTCATCTAATAATTATATCAATATTTTGCCTATAAATCAAGTCAGTATTTTACCAAAGAAATTTTGACTAACTAGGGGTAGTAGTTTCTAAGTGTTTACGAATATATCTCATAAACAAAATTGCTTTATCTGAGGATTTAAAAATACCGTCTCCAGTATCTTCAATAGGTACTGGAAAAATAAAGTCTTCGTCTCCACTAATAGTGTACCAGAGATTACCTTTTCGGTACTCTACAAAATGTACAATTCTATTTTGTACTAATTCTTTAATTGTTTTCATAGTATAATTATATCAAGATTTTACTTATAAATCAAGTCAGTATTCTGGTGCGGGCGGAGAGGATCGAACTCTCGTCTAGACGTTGGCAACGTCCTATTCTACCATTGAACTACGCACGCTTATTTATGTTACTTGTACTATTGCACGAGTTTTTGAATACCACCCAAGTTCATTCAAGGTTATGTGTGGGCGACTTAGAGTAAACTTTTCTTCGATAATACTGACCTGTGTTTTTGCTCTGGTAAAGTCTTGACGTAACGCTGAAACATAACCAAGAACTGCAAAGGGAAACGCGTCTAGGTTTCCAGTTTCCCAGCCCGGGAAGCTATTGTTGAGATACGTATAAGACTTATCAAATAGGTCACGTAACTCAGTTACGCCAAAGGCTTCGGCAAAGACTTGACACGCCCCATCAGGGTAAAGTGCCTTGTCAGTAGTCCGCAAAATAGGGGCTGCATCAGCGTACCGGAACCCTGTTTCTGCCCAGAGACCTCTAAGACCTACAGCAATTCGGTCTGCTCCAGCACTAAAAGTATTGGCAACAGCAACATTATCTTTATTTAAGGTTGCTGCGTCTCTTAGTCCACGGTATACTTCACAATTATCCATGAAATAACCTACGTCCCATATCTTTTGGATATTAGTTGGCGTAAAGGTGCTTGTTAAGTTATTAGGCTTAATCGGAATTAAACAGTTGCGTGTCATTATTTCATTTATGACCACAGAATTACTATTCCACCAAGCAGTGTTACCGCTAGCTTTTACGTACAATAGTACTAGGCTTGTAAATGTTGAGGCATACGAATCATCACTATCTGAGATATGCAGCACAGTTGTTTCAGGAAAGTCAATTCCACCTGGAAATCCGACGTCATCAATGGTGTAATCCGAGCGAAGCTTACTAATGTAGAGATCAAGATAAGGTCTAATAAGTGCTTCTAGTGCGGAATTATCCATGTATGGAATAATTCCTTGCAGCCCAAGGTTTGCAAAGTACCAGTTTCCTACACCTGCTGGAGCTACAAGGAACATACCCTTGTAGGGTCCTTTTTTTACTTGAAGCTCTGTAAGGGCCGCAAGAACATCTATTCCCGGCTTAAGGGTTAAAATTTCGCGTGGAGGTGTTACGGGTAGGGGTAGTGGTAGTGGTAGTGGTACAGGCAAAGGCAAAGGCAACCCTTGAGCGATTAACTCAGAGGTTACTCCTGTCACAATTAAACCTACTATAGATTTAATATCCGTGTCTGAGATAGAAACAGTAACTTGCACTTTAAGCTCCAAGCGTAGTTTGTTATGCGTTTAAGGTTTGTCGTGTGTCTAATACTACGACTTTTGTAAGCCCTTTAAGTAGCGGCTTTGTATTATTTGGGGTGGCCTGGGGAATCGAACCCTCGCCTCCTCGGTCACAGCGAGGTTTGCTTCCACTACACTAAGGCCAACATATTAAAAAGGTATATCATCATACCAGAAGTCATCATACCTAGTAAACTTGTCATAGGTATCTACTACCTTATCTTCTTTAGGCTCTTCCCACTTTGCAAAATTAGCTGCATCTTGTATAGTTTCTACTACTATTTGTTGAAACTTGCAGTAACCTTCTTTTTCAACCCAGATTAAGTACTCGTAGTGATCTTGGATAACATCACAAACTCTACAACCTTTTAGTTTACCAAACGTAATTTGGTCATGCATGCCCAGCTTAGGGTCTTTTAAAGTTGAAAACAATTTAGCCATAGAGTAATATATCTTTTGCCGCTCTTATTTTGCACGCGTTTATCTTAAAATAAGGAATAGGAGATATATTAGTCTATGGCCTCTCTCAGAGGATTCAAACCTCCAACCTTCTAGTTCGTAGCCAGATGCACTATTCAGTTGTGCTAAAGAGAGAAATGCAAGCATTTCACTTGCCGGGTTGCTATATATTATAGAACCATGTTTGGTAGTAAAGATAGGACTCGAACCTACGACCTTCTCCGTATGAAGGAGCTGCTTTTGCCTCTAAGCTACTCTACCGCAAGCATATACCTTTTTCTATTAGAACACATAACCAACTCGCTACCAGAAAACTGTGCCGTAATTTCAACTACAGTAGCTTGATTTTTAGCACATACTGATACAGCTGTATCAATGTCATTAGAATTAACGGATTGATAGCACCCGCTAAGTGAGGTGCTAATTAGTAATGTCAGTAGTATCTTGTTCATTTGCTAGTGCGTGTAAGACTTTGGAGCGGGACTCCATGCGCAGGACTACTTCATCTACGTCCATCCACAAATCTTTGTTATCTAATAGTGATTGAATTTCTTGAGGGGAAAGGAAGTCTTCGTAAATTTCTTTAAGTAGTTGTTCTGACCACTTACGCTCATGCTGAATTTGACCATACATTTCGCCACCCTTACCCATGGTTCCACCAGAATAATTGTGAAACATAAACATGGAGTGTGGAGTTACTTCAAATTGGTCTGCACATAAAAAGATCATAGTGGCGGCACTCATACATGCACCTTCAACACTACAGATAACTAAGGCTTCAGTTTCTGCTAATACGCGCATAAACTGAATACCTGTAAACATATCACCGCCGTAGCTATTAATATAAATCTTTACAGTATCTTCTGGTTTGCAGTGTCGAATAGTATCAAACCACTCAATATAATTTTCTGGGCTGTCAAGGGTTCCTGAAATATAGAACTCATGTACATGAGAAGAAGCCTTAGGCTCAATCATTCCCGGAATACCACTGCCAAATAGTGTATTAAATTTATCTGCTTTGATCATCGCTGCTTTCATAAAGTGGAACCGGGTGCTGGATTCTAACCAGCCTGTGAAGGGTTGCAGCCAACAGCGTAGTCACTCCGCCAACCCGGCATAAACAAAAGGTGTCTTACTCAGTACTTGAATCTGAGGAAGCCCGTCTTCATGGCCTGTTTATACCGTACTATAGGTTTGGTATAAACTATCGGTGTTCCATTGTAGCTTCTGTAAAACACCATAATTATACGCTCTGAGGTTCGATTGCTCGAACTCTAGTTCATTGTTATGTGCGCACTCTAGTTACCCACAGCGTATAATTATGGCGGAAGAGGAGAGAGTTGAACTCTCAAGGCTATTTCTAACTCGACGGTTTTCAAGACCGGTCCCATCGCCAATTGGGTTGCTCTTCCATTTTTGGTAGCGGGTGAAGGATTCGCACCTCCGATGATTCTGGCTTATGAGACCGAATTGTTGGCTACACTACCCGCGGTATTTTATACTACATAATTAAACAAATCTTGCGATATAGTAATTACAGTAGATTTGTTTTTTAGCCGACTAATATCTCTTATTGAGCAATAAGAGCCGGTAATAATTCTAAAGTCTTTTCCGGTAACCCAGCCTTTAATCATAGCCTCTTTGCTATCGTATTTATGCCCGTATGCCGGAACTAAGATTAGCTCTTTTCTATTAATCATTTATTTCCTAAAGATTAATTATAACAAAATTTGATAAATAATTCAAATAAATTATTTGGCAACCCAGGATGGACTCGAACCACCAACACAAGGATTTGGAATCCCCTGCTCTACCAATTGGAGCTACTGAGCCATATTTAATTTGTAGTAGGCTGCACACATTATTATTAAGTTGCGCTTCGATTTTTATTGGTTGCTATGAACTACCCGCAACGCCTTTATCTGGCTAATCACCAGACTACAAAACTTGGTACCCGCTGGTGGTTACGATCCACCTGCAAACGCCTTATCAAGACGCTACCTCACCATTCGGTCTAACGGGCATTATTTGGCGGAAGATATAGGAATTGAACCTATCGGCCCATTTCTGAACGGAGGTTTAGCAAACCTCTGCCGCACCTTGCAGCACATCTTCCTAAAAGAAATCCTAGAATATATTATTAACTGTGATTAAGGCCGTATCAAGGGCCTTCCAATGTGAGCGGAAGTAACAGTCAAATTCGCTAAGGACTAAGATAAGTATAGGAACAAATCAAGATTAGAGTTTTTACCAGAAGAAGTATCTAATCTTATCACCATATACTTATCTAAGTCCTTGTGAGACTTAGAGTCACAACTTTGGGCAAGGGCTGACTACCTTTAGAGCGTGTGTAATAAAACAAGCTGACTAAGAATGTTTTAGTTTGAGAGGTCAGTCTCGGATACTACCTTTTCACGGCTGGTTACGTCTAGTTTAATAGTGGTTAGCCTAGGCAAGAGCATTACCACATCTAGCAGGTATATGTAAGATGTGGGTACCTCCAGTATTACTTACGTAATACCTTCACAAGTTTAGCACATCTTACTAAGTGATGGCGTTGTTTGCGCCTTCTGGAATCCCGGTCCTCAGAGATATCTATCTCTTACGTACCACCAACTTACTCACTTATTCTTTTTCGCTTTCACGAATGTAGTCAATAACAGCCTCTGAGAAGCCATCAATCTTTGTATAACTAGCGTGCTCTATGCCGTTTTTATTGGCAGCAACGTTAATGATGTAAGATTTTTCTGCTGGAGCAGCGCCTACAGCATCTTGACTTTGTTCGTCTGTAAATACAATCAAACGACCGTATTCTCGAGGAAGGTTACGAATAGCCATACCCAAAGCTGTACCGCCGTTATTTTGACTGTTTTTAAGGGCATTAATCATTGCAAAGCCACTTACACCGTCAACTTTAACTAAACTATTGGAGAAGGTATACACATCAACGTTTTCGCAAACTTCTTTGCAAAGCATTGCTAAAGCGGCGGCGGCGTCAAATCGGTCAAGATCGGATTTGGCACTAATTTTAGTGCCAAACATTGAGCCAGACACGTCTACTAATAGTGCGGTATGCCCACTGAGCTTAGGGGCTTCCTTAAGCGAGCGCACCATCATGGCTTCTAGCATTGGGGCCATTGCTGGCACAATACGAGCAGCTGCAACATACCTAAAAGGCAGAACTCGCGCAACGTCAACACTAATAGAGTAGTTGTTAATAGCCGTGGCACTAACGCCAGCTTCTAGCATGTTACGTAGGTTACGCAGGAACGCAAGAGCACCCAGTTTTTTCTCGGCCATAAGACGAGTGAAGGTTTTGGCCTTATCTGCTCCCTTAGAGAGTTCTGTCTCCCAGGTATCTGGTGTTTTAAGATCCTTATTAGCTACACGGTGAAACAAAGCTTCTTGTTCTGGGTTTTGCGGCTTAGGGTGAGTCAAGAACATTACATCGCGCAAGCTAATAGCTGCGGAGTTTTTATCCCACTTAGCTAGGGAATACTCATTGAACTTACCAAAAGCAGCAGCAATACCTTTCTTTACTTGGTTGCTAAGAGCTGTGCGCCCTTCTAGCCAGTAAATAGCCAGAAACTCAGACATTTCGTCTGGACGCTGAATAACTTCATTTAGCACTTTCCATGGCAACATACCGCTGCGCGCTAGTTCGCGGCACAACAGCAAAGGCATATGACGCAGCTTATAGTCGCCGCGAGCTTGCATAGCTAATACTGCTACAACATTTGGATTAACTAAAGGAACCAGAGCTTTGATAGCTTCTGCAACTGATTGTCCATCAATGTAGAACTGCTTTTCCCATAGCATTGCAGACATAACTAGTCTGCGGAGCTGCTTTTCAGGAGTAACTTGGGATGGCGATTGAGTTTGATTGATGCGATTAAGTGAAGACATTAATTTGCTTTAGTTTTAATTGGGAAAATTTCGAGAATAGGTAAAACAGGTATTGCCACCATGACCACTAGGCACGCCGGAATCGAACCGACTAGGTTTTTTGTAATAGAAAAGAAGTAACTGTCTAATGTCGCTACGAAATAAAAGGGTACGTTTTACATCTATCCAGATGCTGGGCTAAGATTTACTTCAATGTAAAATATTAATGTGTTCTTATCACACGTTACAATATAATTAAACACTAACAAGAGATTGATCGTCTACAGTGCTCTGACCTTATGTTTAAACTCGTAATGCCAGAAAGCGAGTTGGTTATAGTACTAATGCAGTATCCTACTAGGGTAAAGCACGACGGAATTTGTTTACCGTACGACTATTTACAGTATAATGAAGTAACTGTGGTTAATATTAGCTAGTACAAACATCGTATACCTTTTTAAGACAAAAAGTCTTTGCTAATAACCTTCACTACATATCAGTGTTTAATTATATTATTTCCGAATAAGTATCTATTATACAATAAATACAGAGAACTATCAAGTCTAAATTTTTAAAACTTGATAGTTTGATGTTTATAGTAGTGCCGGACCAACTGCCTTAAGGGCACTATTAAACTGTGCAAGAATACCTGATTTAGTTGTGGCTATTTGAAACTTTTCAAATTGTGGGAGCGTGTCGGTTGCTTTAGTAGTTTTTACTGGCAATGCTGCTTTTTTATATACGCCTTGTTTTACAAGTTTCATGCGTACACTAGCAACACTTTTATTATATTCTTGGGCAAGAACTTCTAAACTAATATCTGCGTTATACTTAGCGATGATTTCTGCTAGCTCTGTATCTGTATAAATAAACTTTGTAGCCATTGAGTGCCTTTAAAAGATAATTATACAGTAAAAAATACTAGACTATCAAGTCTAAATTTATGGCCCCTAAGGTGTACGTTGATGCACACATTTACCAACTATTAGCAAGACCGTTCATAGGCCAAAGGTAGCGCTTAACCTGCTTAACATAAGGATATACTGGCTCCGTAGATAGGACTCGAACCTATCTAGTCAGTGATTAACAGTCACGTCCGTGCACCTGGCTCGGATTCTACGGAATAATTAGTGATCGGTAGTCCTAGGCCCGATCGTGTAACTTGATTTTAAAGATGGTTGCGCAAGTTAGCGTAAACACTAAACATGACATTTACAGCGAGAGTTACTTACCATCAACTCGCATAGGAATTCTTTATTGCTAAAGAATATTGGCAGAGGCACCAGGGCTCGAACCTAGAATGACGGAGTCAAAGTCCGTAGTGTTACCATTACACTATACCCCAATAAAACATATTTATAAACTTTAAATATTAACTACGTCTGACAACGTAATTGTTTCGCAGGTGTCAGCCTACCGACTAATAATGTAAGGTATTTTGTACATTAAGGCCGTCTAAAGTCTATAAATATGCGAACTCATTGCAAGCAGGAGTCGAACCTACGTTTACCCTCACCGGGGTGTCCTAACCACTAGACGATTGCGGAGTTCTTCGGGTCATGACTCCGAGTCTGGCGAAAGGCTAATTACTCCTTCTGACCATATTTAAACACATTGCTGTGGCCACAGACTACCGTTAATAGCGGAGCTAAGCTTTTCGAAGGCTTAACTTGTATTAAACTCGTCACAATGTGTTTAAATATGGTAGGAGTTATTTACTTGATGATACTTAACACCGTCTTAGAAGTCTTAATATAAGGCACAACTTAACTGCCTGGACGTATTGTCGTTTCAGTAACTCTGACCATATTTAAGTAATTTAATCTATCCAAGTTGACGCTTGGGTTTCGCAACTCGTCAAAGTCACCGAGCTAAGTAAGTGCCCGTTAAATTACTTAAATATGGTAGGACTATTAGGTACTGCCCCTAATTTTACTGGTTAAAAGCCAGTTACTTCACTTTAAAGTTTTAATCCCTTAACTATCCCAACCTTCACGGTTTAGGGCACCGCGCTCGGCCTTATGAGGCTTGCGATGACTACCCGCTTTTCTTTTCGAAGCTAGTACAGCGAAGGGGTTTCGCGGCACTAGCGTTTGTTTTCGTGTTTTCATATTAATGACAGGTTATAGTACCTGGTAAAAAATTTGGGAAGGTAGGCGGCCCTACTGGAGGGTAGTAGCGGTGGTTTTGAAAAGGCGTTCCCGGATACGGGAAAATACTTTTAGGCTGACCAAATGTAACTGTACACTCTTTGTTTTGGTCCATTTGCTCTAGCATAGCAATTGCTTCATGAATTTTCATAGCAGTGTAATCAATTTGTTAAGTAAGGGAATTAGGTAAGCTTCTACTGCAAGGTACATACCCACAAAAGGAATAGTAATTGCTAGTAAGGTCATCCAGAAGCCTTTAGCTAGTACAATACCTACTAGCCAAATAGTTATTAAAAATCCGGTTAAAATTGAAGGAAAAGTCATAGTGTTTCTAAGTCCAAGTACAACTCTGGTTCGCTAATATAGTGAGCAAGAGCAGACTCGGCTTTTTTGACTTCTCTGTTAGCTGAATTAGATAGTGGGTGCTCGTCTTGATTAGCAAGCGCTTTATTTAGAGTTCTAAGCAGTTGTTTTTCAATTTTATTCATAGTATTAATTATAACAAATTGTTATTGAAACATCAAGTCAACTTTTTTGTGGCAGATTAGTAAACTCTTCGTAATTAGCAGCTTCATGCCACTGAGCAAAGGGGATAACTACCGGGACTGCGTCAACGGGTAAACCGCCAAACGCTTGGAAAACAAAGGCTAGTTTCATACTATTTAGTGTAATTTCTAAGGCAATAATACATATGTGCTGCTTGAGCGTATGACAAGCTGCCTAAAACCATTAGTGTGTTGATAATGTTATTCCGATACTGTATTTGAGTCATAATTATCCCTTAAAAGATAATTATACAATAAATACAGTTTAGGGTCAAGTTAAATTTTTTGCTCGTCTTCAAACCAATAAATGTGGTTCGTTTCAGCAAAAGTTTCAACATCAAAATCATCAGGAAACTTTAGCTCCGTACACTGAAATCCGTCACCTGAAGAGTATCTACCATACTCATCCTCAGACTCTAGTTTAGCTATCTTTTCTGCGGACATGGTTTTATGCCACTCAATATAGTTAGCACCATCGCCACTGTCAGTAATTACATAATAGATTGATTTCATTTTGCTTTTTCCTGTTTAAGTATTAATTATACGGCGAAAGAGTTAACTATTCAAGTTTGAAAAACTACTCTCCGCGATCAAAAACCAAAGACTTGCAAAACGCCTTTTTTAGCCAAATAAGTACCATATCCCTGTTTTTTCTTTTTACAAATAGCAAATAAGATTTATATGTTGGGGTGTATAATTTTTTCATAATGTGGTGCTGCTTGCTGGACTCGAACCAACGACCTTACCCATACCAAGGGCAAATTCTACCAACTGAACTAAAACAGCATATGTTAACACTCTCTTTACCCATCACAGGTATTATTGAGCTAAAAGGCTAGGACCTTTTTAGCTCTCTACCTACTATCTCTAGTAGTAGGCGTAGTGCTAACATATGTTGTTCTGCGTACCATCGTGCAGCTATCTGATCATACAAGTTGCGAACTTATACTAATAGGGGTGAGGCCTTACTCGCGCCACTCGGTCTAGACACCTTGCTACTAGCAGGCAATAAAAAAGGGCCCTAAGGCCCTTGTTAATCTAAGAGATTTCTAGATTACGGGCTTGCTTTAAAGACGTGTTTATTCCAGCCAGTAACCTGACTCTTTAAATTAATTTGAATAAATTTGCGCATAAAAATTCCTTGTTTGTGAAATAGCCTAGAATGGAGACAGCTACATCAGTATACATTTCTCATCCATCATATGAAGTTTTCCGTTATCTTCAAACTTGCCTTTGTTTAGGGTCTAAGGGAAGACCGTTTAACTAAGTGCTAATCTCTTAATATAGACCGCGTACACGGGCAGTAGTTTCCTACTAGGTTAGCAGTACGTACGTAATTATGGTGGAGCAACAGAGAATCAAACTCTGGTATCTGACTTGCAAAGCCAGCGTTCTATCACTGAACTATAACCCCAAAAATTAGAAAGGTAAAGACTATTAGTGAACATACGCCTAAGCAAATAGGTTAAAGTTAGATTTAGTCTTGTTGCTAGTTCTCGTAAACGGAACATCGCTATTACCAATTTTAATAGTACACTGTAACACTGTAGTTACGCCGTGACTTTATTCCGAGTAATTATTTCGGCTTATACACGCTGCGAGCGGTTCATACCGTGAACGGCCGTTCACTATGTTAGTATGTCTACGCCCCAAGGTAATGGATAATCCCCATCACTTACAGTGTACTAATAAAATTGGTCTCCCATGAAGGACTCGAACCTTCGATTTCCTCGTTCCAAACAAGGAGGCATAGCCGCTAGCCCAATAAGAGATTTATTTAAAATATACATATAGCTAGCTCTGTTTGTTCGATTTTGCTAGACGTGGATTTAACCCAATTTATTGTAGTGGAATCCTTAATGGTTCCTAACTTCAGTATCATGCTATGTATATTTTAAATAAAAATGCTGGTTACGTTTCGGAATTAGCCCTACTATCCAGCTCCACTAAGGGACGATTGCAGCGCATTGCTTTCTCTGCTGCCTATCAGTAATGTTTAAAGAACGACTAATATATACATGCGATGACGTATATAAAGCTAATATACTACCTACTTATTATTAACTCGTTCTAGATATTGTGCATATAGCATCATCTAGTTATATAATTCAAAGGTTTCGGTAATATGTATATCGGCTGTTTAAGTAATAATTATAACACTTTAGCACATAGTTGACAAGTGTAAATTTTCTTACCAATAATACTTATGTGGTTTAGTAGAGTCTGAGGGTTCCTGTAGTTCCGCAATATCCAATATTTTAGACTTTACGATATCTTTGGTAAATTTACGAAAGTTTCCGCGAACAGGTCTAGTGTGAAACAGGTTATTCCACCAGCTTGGGGTACTTTGTGTCCAGTGCCATTCTGTATCCACTCTACGTTTCTTTTTAGGGATAGTAGTAGGTAGCTTGATGTAGGCGTGACTGACGCACTCTGTTATCTCTTTTGTATACCAGTCCAGACGCTGTGCCACGTACTCGACGCTAATAAGGTCTCTGTCCCAAGTATTAGGAAATCTAATTTTACTGGGACGGGTGTTAAACGTTCTGCTCATGTAATTCCTTTTAAATAGTTACATTCGCATATTGTTCTCCTGTTGTAGTTAATTTGATTAGTAGTCGCAGTATGCGAGCCTTATGGTAGTTATACTCTTTACGCCGTTACTAGGCTACCTAGGAGTTTATAAAGTGGTGGGCAAGAAGAGACTCGAACTCTTAGCTTACGGCTTCTAAAACCGCTGTGTTTACCAATTTCACCACATGCCCATAATTAAGTAGTATAATCTCTATTTAAAGTTTATCGGAAGCCGACTCACTATACTACTTAATTATAGGAACTAGGTCAAGGCGACAGCCTAGTTCAGTCAATTGTTACGCCACCGCAGACAAGTTCCGAATAATCGGATTATTGCTGTTGGTTTGATCTTGCTTCTATAATTGAATATCCTAAAGCTCCGGACTCGTACAGCACTAAAAGATATTCAATTATAGGAACTAGGTCAAGGCGACAGCCTAGTTCAGTCAATTGTTACGCCACCGCAATACTTTTTTAACTTCACCGGGCTTAGAGCTAACAGTAGTGAATTTCCGTTGATTGTTGGTTTGATCTTGGTCTTCCCATCCCTGGGAGTATTAGTCCTAGTTTACGATCTAGGAACGAACACTCTATATTAGCAGATAGAAGTTACTGTTTTATATTTAGTAAACGCTAAGTGGCGTTGACGTTCTTAAAGCGTAAACTACGAATAGCCATACTTGTCACGATTTATTGCGCTTGTCTGCTCTTTTTACTAAAAAATGGTGGACTTACAAGGAATCGAACCTCACGATCATTACAAACACGGGTTACAGCCGCGGCCCTCTCCATAGGGGTTTATAAATCCATATTCGAAAGAGTGTTCTGTATTCATATAAAAAGCTTAGCAGTTCTATGACTGCTTATAGATAAGGATATACGTGAACACTCTAATTTAAGAAAACACACTAGACTTGGCCAAGTTTTACTGCTATTAGGTCTAACCACTTCTTCATCTGATATCTCAGGTTACTGCTTGGTTAGCTACTAAAAGCCAGTATTAGTGCGTTTACTTAAATTCTCTACCTTCCATAGTTGTAGAGAGTGCCCGAGTTATAAGCTATGGTGTTAGCGCGGGAATTTACAAAATGAGATTTTGGCAAAGTTGCCGTTTCTTCATATGTATTAATTATAGCATTTTTTACTGCCGGAAACAAGTCTATTTTTGTGTTGCTTTGTAGACTTTAATTGCATCAGCGTCTAGTGATGCAAACACCCGAAACTTTTCTTTGCCAGCATTATCATATAGTTGCTCTGCTAAAACTTTTTGCACCGCTAGAACTTCAGGGCCTAGCACCGAGTATCTACTTAAAAAAGCGTCTACGAGAAATTCTTTAGTGTATCCGGCCATTGTTATCTTTAAAGTTAAGTGGTCGAGCGTGACAGAATCGAACTGCCATTTAGAGGGTAGAAGCCTCCTGTACTATCCATTGTACTAACGCCCGGTTGTTTGCTTTCTAAGTATTAATTATACAACAAAACAGGCTTAGGGTCAAGTTAGAAATTTACTTTGGGGTAAATGCTTTGTTGGCCGGGGTCAGCAACATACTTTTCAAAGCTGCTGCCTGCGAGTACCTCAGTATCATTTACAGAGTAGGCACAGTCTTCAAAGCTTTCTTCTTCGTATTCATCCGAAAACAGCTCTTGTTGCGTTTCTTGCATATAGTCAGAGGCAAGCATTTCAGCATTATCTGCACTTTCAGCTTCAACTAAACAGTGCAGCTCTCCGCCACACCAATGGCTGTTTTCATAAGTAATAATATAAATTTGTTTCATAGCCTATATTATATCAAAGATTTACACACATTTCAAGCCAGAAATTTTAGTTGATCTATTAACTGTTGAGCGGCTAAGTTTTTTTGTTTTGCTTCACACATAATATCTGCGTGTGGCAAAAATGAAAGAGCCCAAGCATTAGATGCTTGATTCCAGTAGTATTCTGAATGCGCACGCAGTTTAGCGTTGGTAAGCCCCGAGGCTTTTAGTTTAACAAGGTCTGGACAAACAAGGGGGTCATGGTCTACAAGTATATCTTCTCGCGATAAGGAGTAGTGAATAGTAGGACGAACACCGCGCCATGACGCAACAACACGTTGAAACCGGCTATCTGTGGGCTTAATGTACTCGCCGCCGCTGTTAATCCAGTGGTGATGTATGTCAAGCACCAAAGCACAGTCCCGCTCTAGTTCTAGGCTAGCGTCTAAGCCCCAGGTAAACTCGGCATTTTCAATAGTCAAACAACGACGCGCTTCAGGAGTAAGCAGTTTTAGTGCTGCGCGAATACCTGGTGGACCTAATCTGCCACCTACGTGTACGTTACACTTAAAGTCTTGAAACTCGCGCCCATACCCCATATAGCGTATAAGGTCACAGTGGTACTCAAACTCTGTTATAGAGTTTTCTACAACATGAGGTTGGTCACTAGCTAATACGCAGAACTGGCCGGGGTGGAAACTCAGTTTAATGTCTAGTTCTCTGGCACGATTGCCGATTTTTCGTAGGTTGGTTTCTAAAAAGTGTTCTACGTCTGATTGAAAGTAGAAGGGCATCCACGCTTCGTGGCTGTATGCGGTTAACAGGTCGCTGGTAATGCGGAACATACGTTGATTAGGTGGTAGCGAACCTACCCACTCAATTTGAGCGGCTAGGGCTGCTACGTTGCTGCGCATTAAATCCCACAAGCGCTCACGTGCGCGATCTTGAGTTTGCGCAGTAAGCCATTTAATAGTAGTGCCAGTTTGATTAAGTTTAGGGTCTGCTTTAGACTCTGCAATTTGAATTTTACAAGCAAAGCCAATGCGTTGAATATTTTGGTTAAACATTAGGGTATTTTATAGTGTGTAGCCTATATTATACAGTTATTAAGGCTTAGGGTCAAGTACGAAATATTAATCGTACTTGTACAAATGCATTTCGGAACAAACATTACAGTACCTAGTACCGTCTGTTTCTTCCTCGAGATTTTTTGCTTTTTCCCAGATACTACACCAGTCGCATGTAGCAACTAACATTAGTTCAGGTTCTAAGTCCGCCATATCAACGTCTAAAGTATGACAGGCTTCGTGTAGGGGTGTTCTTGTACGGTACAGTACTTTGGCTAATCTTTTATACATTAACTGCTGCGGACATTTCTGTCATCTTTTGCCTTAAAAATTTCGGGGTACTTGTTGTAGTACAGTAAGAATATAATATTACAACCTGCGTGTGCTAGGTGCGATAGCCCCGACTCAGGGTCAAGGTCTTGTCCTCGCATATACGCAAAAATATGGCGTAAGCACGAATTAATAATCCTGGAGTGGTTCATTCCGCCATCGTTGGCAAAATTCCACTCTGCGTATTTGTTAGCCCCAAACTCTAGTACTTTATTTATTTCCTCTACTGCCTCAAAAGGCATTAGAGACCAGTTAGTCTTACCAGTGTCGAAGCGCAAAGCTTTTTTAGCTTCAACAGGTTTAATACTCGTTGCGGTAGTACTTGTATTATCTGCGTACACTACTTGACGGGTTGATATGCTTGAAATGGACATTTATTATAAGGTTGGTTAAAAAAATCAGAATAAGCATCTATTATACACCAAAAGGAGTAGTAAAACAAGCCTATTTTTTCATTAGTAATCTAGGCAGTTTTTTCTTAGACTTTACCTGATTTAGCAGCTTAGGGTTTATCCCAATTAAAGGGTTTATTACTCCGTTAGCTATTTGATACTTTTCATAAATTGGTAGTAAAGTATTAAGAATCAGGTTTTCTAATTCTTGTGTATAACTAAGGGAAGATATCATATATGGTCCTGTTGCGTTTCGATAATTATAGCACCTTAAGACAGCCCTGTCAATATTAAAATTTCTGACCCGTTTTGGCGCAGATTTTGGGCTGAAAAATTTTGACTTGTTCTGGCCTGCCTTTTGCTATATAATAGATGATTCACACAATGAAATTAATAAAATATGAAATCACTATTTAAACAGCTTATGATAGGCACTAGAGAGTATTCAGTAACCGGAGAAGTTACTCACATACCTCCTACCCGTTTAGCTATTAGAGCAGCAAAAGCCATAGAAACTCTTGTTGGAATAGCTGATACAAATTATGAACTTATTAAACAGATACAACTTAGAGAGGCAGACAGTATTTTAGAAACTGCAAACCTAAGAAAAGAAATAACTCAACTTTTAGAGCAACAAAAAGTCTTATATTCTCAATTAACTACGAAAGATGAAAATGAACGTGTATGCGATGGTATCAGGAAAACTGGCACAATGGACTCTGGAACTGGGGCCCAATCAGACTTATTTGGAAGCGATTCAGGAAGTAAAACTGACAATGCAAATTCAAACAGCAGTACTGGCGGTAATTAAATGATGTCTCTTTTTACTATTAATTACGAAAAACACGCACTAAGAAAAGCTAAAGAGTCTCTGCACTATGCAAAGCAAAAGCTAACTGAGGAAGTGCAGAATAAACTACGCAACGATGCTGCGGTTGTTTATTCAACTAATTGTGTTGTCTACCTGGAAAGCGTAGTCAGCACTCTACAAGGAAATGCCGATGGTAAAATGGATTCTATCGCTAATATTGTTATTAGCCCCAATAAGTAATATTCACGCCGTAGACGCGGAACTCTACTGTTTAACTAAAAATGTGTACTACGAGGCTAGAGGAGAGTCCCGACAAGGTATGCTAGCTGTTGCTTTAGTAACATTAAACAGAACAGAAGACATTAGGTTTCCAAAAAGTATTTGTGGGGTAGTATATCAAAAGAAACAGTTTAGCTGGACAGCTAAGCCTATAAATGTAAAAGTTAACGAAAAGCAGTGGAGAACAGCTTTTGAGGCTTCTCTAGAAGCTTATATGAATAGAGATGTGCTTGGAAAGTTTAAGGCCACTCACTTTCATAATACTTACGTATCTCCTGGATGGAATCTACGTCGAGTAACTCAAATTGGTAACCATATATTTTATAAATAATAAGGGGCACTTAGGTCGAAAAATATCGGCTTGAGTGCCCTTTCTTTTTGTGTTATAATTTATTACCAAACAAAAAATTAAATGATTAATAACCACAAATCATACTACCAGATAGTTAAAACTTGCAAGCTTATAGACTACACTGAAACAGATGTTCGTACAGAACATTGGTCAGACGGTGTAATAAGCTATAAATGTATTTGGCTACAAGACAACTTCCGCGCACTACCCTCTACCTATACTTACAACGTAATATGATTATCAATTTTCACTTAGTAAAAGACCGACTTCCTGAAACTTTTACAATTCTAGGTTCGGAAATTTCTGTAATTGTTCCTGTAGTTACTAAAACCGGGCTTCGTGTATATGCTAGTACCTGGGACGGTACTTGGCGTGAAAGTTACTCTGGTACGATTATTAAAAACGTTACCCATTGGGGTGAGGTTATTGAGGATTAAATGTTTAAAATTCAGAGCAAAACGCTCTACTTAATTACTTTCTTAATTGCCGTAATTTCGGCTATACTTATGTTTATTAAATGACAATTAAAGCAACTATTATTCAAGACTCTATTTGTAACGGCAGCCGTATTACTACTTTTGAACTAGAATACCCGCGATTTATTCATGCTGAGCTAATGACTCACAGACAGTTTTCCCGTAATGCGGCTTCTTCTAGGGCTATTCCTATTGAAAAGATGCATCAGTATGTTCTTGAAAATCCCGCACAGCCGGTGCATTGGGGGGCTAACCAAGCAGGAATGCAGGCAAAAACAGAGCTAACAGGAGTATTTCTTGCAGGAGCGGTAGCTTTGTGGCAAGAAGCAGCAGCAGAAGCTGTTCGCTGGTCTAAGGCTTTGGGTAATACTGGTTTGCATAAGCAGCTTGCTAATCGCGTAACAGAGCCTTTTCAGATTATGAAAACTGTAGTTACCGCTACAGAATGGGATAACTGGTACTGGCTACGTAATCATGAAGATGCTCAGCCTGAAATTCATGAACTAGCTAAAAAAATGTGGGATGCGTCTACTGCATCATACCCCCTACAGATTAGCGTATACGATTGGCATGTGCCATATGTAGCACGTGAAGAAGACTCCTTTAACCAAGTATGGTACAAAGATAATAAAGGAAGCCTTATTACAGCAGAAACTGCTCGTATTATATCGGCCTCCTGCTGTGCTCAAGTTAGCTATCGTAAATCTGATGATAGCGTAGATAAAGCTAAAGTAATTTATGATCGACTTATCCTCTCTTCGCCTGTTCATGCCAGTCCAGTTGAACATCAGGCTAAACCTATGCGACATAGAACTATGGGAAGAAACCAAGGAATTTGGGAAGAAGGCGTAACTCACGTAGACCGTAACGACAACTTTTGGTCAGGTAACTTCAAAGGCTGGATTCAGTTTCGACAACTTATTCCTAATAACTCCAAATGAAAGTAGTAAAGTTATTTGAAAAGTACACTATTTACGGGCTTACCCTAGAACACCTACATCTTATTGAAGCGCTTGCTTCTCATGTACACGTATCTGGAAAATATGGAGAGCTGGCTTGTACTTTAGCACGTATTATAGACAACCATCCTGACACAGAAGGTATAGCGCGAGTAAGTAGTAAGCACAAATACTTAGAAGCTATTACAATAAACCCTGTTATTATAGTAAATTAAGCTTAGGGGGCACAGGCGTCATAAAACATTGACTTGCCTGTGCCCCTATTTTCGTTTATAATATAATATAAAGCGAGAAAACCAATGAAAATTAGACTACTAAGTGATCTACATCACGAATTTTACGAAGATAAAAACCTGTACCAAAACCCTGACAAAGCAGACGTTTTGGTTATAGCAGGCGATCTGGCTGTAGGCTATCAAACCTGTTGGTCGGCCTTAAAGCAGTTTGCAGATACTCACGAGCATGTTGTATACACCACAGGCAACCACGAGTATTACCACGGTGAAATTGCCCAATTTGACGACTACATTAAGCGCTTTTCAGCGAACACTAACATCCACTTCCTAAATCCGGGTATAAAGAAGATAGGAAACGTTACCTTTATTGGAGCTAATCTTTGGACTAACTTTCAAAACGACGTGTGGGCACAGCAAACTGCTGCAAGAGGTATATCTGATTTTAGACTAATTAGAAAATTTAGTACGGCTAGTGCTTCTGATTTGCACGATAAACATATAAAGTTTATTCGTGAAGCATATTTAGCAGTTGAGGGTAAAAAAGTAATTGTTACCCACTTCTTACCAGCTACTGAGTGCATTTCAGCACAATATCTTACTGCTGGAAATACTACGCTTAATAAGTATTTTGCTAATAACCAAGGCGATTGGGTTAGCGATTTGATAGATGTGCCCTACTGGTTGTTTGGGCATACTCATGACTGTGTTAATATAACCCTTGGAACCACGCAGGTAGTTGCGAACCCTTACGGGTATAACCTTAATCGTAATTACAAAGAAAAAATAGTGGAAGTATGAAACTTAGACACCTACGTAAACAAAAACCGTACCCCAAACCTTATAAAATCGGAGCCAGCGTTAGAGTGCCGGAGTACGATGGCTTTTTGGGTATGCCTATGGACACAGTTAGACTTAATATATCTAGCTTTTGCCAGTCAGGGCCAGATAATAATGACTGCTTTAGAAAAATTAAAGAAGCTAGAGCTAAGTACCTTAATTCTCTAAAACATGACTAATACTGAAATAAATGCTACTCGCTACGAGTACTTACGACAAGGCAAGCCGCTAGTAATTAAATGTGGCAATATTACTATTCACACAGGTGCAAACCCTGATTACATCAATCAATATCCTAAAGCATTAGATAATGCCGTTGACTTGGCTATTAAAAATGAAAACATACGAACAGATACTAACTGATTTACAGCTAGCTAATTTTCTACTTAAAACAATAAACACACAGCTAGAAGAAATTCTTCTGGAAGCTTCTGTAATAGAAGCAATTAAAACTTTTGGCTACGAGCGTTTTGCTCAATCTTTACTGGAACATAAATGAAAGCTATTACTGCTATTGGCTTGGGCAGACTATATAAATCCTCAGCAGGTTGCTGTGTTAAAACAACGTATAAAAAACAATAGAAATATGAAAACATTAATTGAATTCGAACTAGAGGCTTTTCTAGTACCAGACTTTGTTACCACTAAACGTAGTCCTATTTCCGGTATGGAAAGTATGACCTTATCACTTAAGTCTCTTGACTCTAAAACCTTAGAGGATTTATGCAGTCAGTTTCGTGCAGCCGTATTTCGTAAGGCTGCATAATGCTGCCCATAACTATTGGCAATTTTTAATGACTTGAATGCGTATCAATAATTTGATATAATAACTTATGAACAAAGTAAATTACCCAAAAAACACCCAAGGCCGCGATTTTGTATGTGGCGACTTGCACGGGGCTTATGTGCGACTCCAAGATGCCTTGGAGTTTATTAAGTTCGATAAAAATGTTGACCGTATGTTCTCCGTTGGTGATCTTGTTGATCGCGGCCCCCAAAACGAAGAATGCTTGCGTTTGCTCAACGAGCCTTGGTTCCATGCTGTACGTGGCAATCATGAACAGCTTATGGACCATTTCTATACTGATGGCCCTTACGGATCCTACTGGGCTCGAAATGGTGGAGACTGGGGCAGAATCTATGGCGGAATAGAAACTAACGAAATTCAGCAGCTATCCGCTAAAGCCGCAGAACTGCCACTTATGATAACGGTTGAGCGTCAAGACAACAAGTTTTTTCACGTTATCCACGCAGAGCTAGGGTCGGCGGGCCCAATAACCGACGCTGAACTGGAAAATCCCGATCTTTTTGGTGAAGTAGCTTTTCAACAGTCCCAAGACGGTGATTTTATTCTTTGGGGCCGCTGGCTGTTTGGTAGTCTTTACGCTAAAGAGCTTACGCCTGAGTTTGTTGCTAAATTTAATGAGTCAGTGAACCTGCAAAAAGCTGATAGCATGTTTAATAGTCGGCTGTCACACATCTACAGCGGTCATACCATTATGCGCCAGCCTACGCGGTTTAGGGGCCAAACAAACCTGGACACAAAAGCTTTTGGGTCGTACATATCCAACAACCCTTATGGTATAGCCACCCCCTCAGACTGGATGGGTCTGACAGTTACTGAGCCACTAACAGACAGATTCTGGCTGGCCAACTACTATGAAGTTAAAGAAACAGAGGTATTTGTATTGTGAAGCATAGTGCGCTTAAAAAAACCTACGTGCCAGGACAACAGTGGCAATATAACGACGTAACAGACATTATTGGCTGGGAGTCTTGTTATGAAGCACTAGAGCCTACTTGGTGTACAACTTTAGAATATCGTATTAAACCTGAGGAAACTAAATGCCGAACCGAGTAAAAAAATGGTACCAAGAGCCCGGCTACCGAGAAAAAATGTCTCCTGAGCATTTTAGTGTTTGGCATACTGTTGAAATGCGGGCAATTAGTAGAAACTTCTCCTATAAAGAGTACCTTAAACTGCATGAAGCTTCTAAGGTTTCTGGAGTTGCACTAACAAGATACGAATACAGAAAACTTAGTAAGGTAATGCATACGCCTGTAGTACTTTAACGGTCTCTACAGCTTAGGGGCAAGATGGGTCAATAATTATTGACTTGTCTTGCCCCTATTTTCGTGGTATAATAGTTGTATTAAAGGAAATAATTATGGCAATCAAACTAGCGTCTTTTGTTCGAGTTCGTAAGGGTACTAAGCTCGGCCATATGGGTCCGCAAGACTACTTTAAGGTTGAAATTGTATCCCAAGACTACACATTTGAGCCTAATGACCCTACACACGGCTCTTTGACGTCAGCATTTAAACACGCTACTAAAATAGCTGAGGCCTTAGAGCTAGAAGTAGTGTGTGTCTAATATCCAATTTATTTGTGACAAACACCAGAAAGCAATACTTGAAAACCAACAACAAAATAAACCTTGCCAGTAACTTACATTATTTAGTAGTATACGACCTATGAGTTACGGTATACTTACCAAAGATGCCGCAGGAGCTTTTTTACTGCATTCGCCGTCAATAAACGGTGTATTCCATAAAAATACAGGTATATATTCTTCTTCTGTTGTCAATATTCCTGTTGACGGTTTCCCCACAAGCTTTGGAATATCAACTCCTTTAGCGCCCGTTACTTTTCATAAAAATTTAATTACAGATCATTTTAGTTTAGGCGGATCTGTTGCAAGTGGAGGTTTGAATTATTACCCTCCCAGCGCAAGAGTTTTAACTAAAACCAATCTAGAGTGGCCTTATCCTGTAATTACTGCAAACGCAACTTTTGTACATACTTTTGGAGTACCCCCTACTTTTGGCAATTACGGATTTATGGCTAGAGGAGCTAACGCCGGTCAACTTGCTATATCTGATGCTTACAGAGTTTACACAGTACACCCAAATTCTGCCGGATCTAAAATTCGAACAGGAACGGCATCATCTTTAGTTGTTCCGTCTTCATTTGGAGAAGCTACATTTTCTACTTACACCCAAAACATAGATGCTAATATTATTTTTGACAAGCCGTATAATCAGCCGCCGTTAATTTTTATTACCGCTTCGTCTGGCATGATAGCAATGAACTACATGCTACGCGACGCAAACGGTTTATTTATTGGAGCATCAATAGTAGCGGCTGCTACGTTTGTAGATGAAGGTGTAAAAGGCGTAGGGGCTTATCAAAGTAACACTTATTCTTTTTCTTATTTTATTGTATCTGATGAGGTACCAGTTTACGTACCTACTGAAAACTACGGTATGAGAGTGTTTAATGCTAGTGGGGGTAAAGTTTTTGACTCTGGGTCTTTTGTTCCAAATTTTTATGCAGTTTCTGTAGTAAGCCCTTATTTAACAATAGAAGCAAATAGAACTTTTGCCAATTATCATAGCGTTGCATTTAGCCGGAGCGCTAATCAGGGTGTATGCATCAACAATATACATTCTATTAGTGGGGTTGCCACTTATACTTCTTACAGTGTACCTGGAGGAAAAGGAGGACCTTTAACCTTTATGGGTCGATTTATGAATGTCAGCAGTAGCACTTACAGCGCATTTTATGGTTACGCTGCTGGCAGCATTATGGTACAATACCCTGAAGAAGTGGGTTCTTATGACTTTCACACTAATTCTAATACAATGATGGATGTCTTTTTCGCGAGTTACCAATTATGATACAATATGCAATGATCCGCCCTGATAGCTCAGTGGCATTTATTTCTTCTCAAACAGTTGATGAAAGTTACTTTTTGCAAGCAGGTAATAGTACTATGATTTGCGTAGTAGCACCTGCAAATGTTGACCCTGCTGAGCTTGTTACTCAATGGTTTTACCGAACTGCGTGGGTTAAGAGCCCGCCTCGGCCTTCTGAATTTCATAAGCTTGATTTACTTACTTATCAGTGGGTAGACCCACGAACACTCACAGACCATAAGTATGCTAAATGGGAGCAAATAAAAAAAGACAGGGTTGGGGCTATCAACGCTAATCTAATTACTCCGCATGGAATATTTGATTCTAAGTCAGAAGCCCGCACCTCTATTACAGACGCTGTGCTAATGCTACAGACTTTAGCGTCTATGGGCTCTCCTCAAAATATTGAGTTTACATTAGCCGACAATACCTCTGTAATTTTAAATACTTCTCAAATGATTGAAGTGGGTTTGTTACTAGGTCAAAAAGTTCAAGTAGCACATGCAAGAAGTCGGGTAGCCAGAGCTGCAATTGAGAGTGCAACTACCCTAGATCAACTAGCGCTTGTTCTATTCTAAACTAAACTAAAGCTTAATCGTGAAATATATTGTTTATCGAGATGGTGGTCGAGACCACCTAATTACCTTTCCCAAGTGCATTAATCACAACCACATGGCTCAAGCAGTGGAATCTTTACGCTTTGGTGAAGACCACAACTGGCACCGCCGACAAGGTGAAATCGTCAGCGCCGGATTTATTGAAGGTGGCGAGTGCTCTGGGCGAAGCGAGTCGCTAAACCTTGACTCACGCAAAGGTATCGACACCGTAATTTATAAAGCTGGCAGTTATGCCACAGCCGCACTCACACAAGTAGCAAACTCATGACAGCACACCAAGTAACAAATACCGCAGAGCTTACTGGGGCACAAGGTGTGCAAGACATTGCCCTCAATGTCGCTAGTCAGTGTCGGGCCACGGCTTCAAGCGCTCTAGCGGAAACCATTGTTGTAGACGCAGGCTCTGGACTATTGCGGGAGCTGTTGATTGACGCAGCAAAAACTATTGAATCGCTGACAACCAGCCAAGTAGCGACAGCCGCAGAAATTGATCTAGCAATTAAGGCCGCCCGCGCCGACGGAACAATACACCTGACGCACCAATCTCTTAAAGTGGCGTTACAAGCCATTGCGCAATCCCGCAGCACCTTCTGTTCGCTTGGGTGCATCGAGGAGTGCAAAGCTAAACTTAATGGCTATGCTAGTAAATGTCCTGCGATACCCTTGCCTTATACCCGTCTAGGTAACCAAGCTTTTGGCGGGTGCCCTCAATGTGGACGTGCAGACTGTGTTGCAAGGTCTTGCGCCACCGCAGCCGAGCAAGGGGACGCCAAGGATGCGAGCCCGGAAAGAGAGTTGCAAGCATGGTGGGACGCGGCAGTCGAACAGTGTGCGTTGATGCTGGACCGCGATGCCGACCGTCAAGAAGCCCTATGGGAAAAGTATGTCATGAGCGACATTCGCCTCCCTGCTACTACTTACCACACCATCCCTAGGGAGTATGCGAAAGCCCTGCGCGTCTTAAAAGGACAAACACCAACTTCCGATCTCATCGACGCCGCAATTCTCGCCAAGCCGGGAGGGGCTGAGACATGAGCCCAAGTGAACGCGAAGCAGAAGACCTGCGCCAGCAGGAAGAATATGAGCTAAGACAGCAAGAGGCCCGCGAAGAAGAAGAACGGCGGTGCGAACAGGAAGCATCAGAAGAAAGCCAACAGCCATGACCACAAACACTAAACTAGCAAAACTGCATGGTGCCTTAGACCGTGACGAATGGAAAACCGGCAAACCAACAGGTATTCACCTTACGCACGAGCAGCTTGACGCCTACACCCAAGCCATAAAAGCTACTCAGGTGGCAGCGCTAAAGAAAGCGCAGATCGAGCACCTAAACTTTGTTTTAGACCTGCGCCGGGTGCTAGGGTGGGAGAGGCCCTTAAACAACTTTCCAGAAATTCAAGAACTGGAACTTATTTTAGAGGCCTATGCTGCCCCAGCGGTGCAAACCGTGCCTAAAGTACAGTCTGAAAGCATCCTCAGATGGCTTGCTGCCAACTGCAAGCCAGTCGGCTGGAACATTGATACAGCAATCTACCAAATAACAGACAGACAAGCCCTGGAGCTTGTCGCTTACGCCGCACCGCAGCCACCAGCCAAACAGGCGGTGCAAGCCGTGCCCAAGGACCGCTTTCTTGAATACGTTACCGTCAATCAAAGTTTTAAACTTGTCGGCTCTGGCGAATTTCAGTTTTGGGAAAAAGTACCCGCTAAACAAGCGGTGCCAGTAGCGTGGCGTCGGAAAGAGTCTGGCGATTGGGTTTACTACAGCACCAAGGTGTGGGGTGACCTTGAACCCCTTTATGCCACACCACAAGCACCTACAGCGTTTGGAAAGCAGAAATGACTAAAGAACTAATACGAGCCGCTGGCGGCATTGTACACCGTGACGGTAACATCTTTTTTACTAATATCGAGCAGCTTAGTGTATACTGTAAAGTAGTAATGGCTAACGCAGAGGCGGCTAGGAACAGAGAGCTGTTTGCAGATATGCTTTCTATTAGACTCTACTGCAACGATTTGCGCGTACAAAAACTAGTACCCTTAAAAGAACTAACAAGCGCAATAAACCCAGAAATGTGTGTAGCTGAACACGCAAAAACAATGTACAAAGAAATTTACGCAGCAGGACTAAAAGATGAAAATTGTTAAATTCAACGATGGCAGGTTTGCGCTTAGACAGGGGTGGTTTCGGTGCACTTTTCAGTACTTAGATGCTGGCTCCAACAGACTATGGATGGGTAAAACAGGTACACACGTCTTTTGCACCTTTAACACACTACAAGAAGCTAAAGCTAGACTAGATGAGCATAATCAGAAACGTGAAAAACGAGACTACGGAACACTAATATGAAAATTGTTAAATTTAAAGACGGCACTTTTGGGGTAAGAAAAGGCTTTTTCTGGCACTATCAGTACCTAGACGTTAGCTCCGAAAGTTACTGGTGGAATAGCACTAAATATATTAATACCTATGCTAAGGTTCCGTCACTAGAAGAAGCTGAAACAATGCTAGTAAATCAAAAACCTCAGGTTAAAGATCG